GTCTCCATACTGCGCTCCTTTATCTCGTTCGCGGCAGTTCCTTCCGCCGCTGTAGTCACAGTCTATGCGCACCGGGGCCAGCACGTCAAGCCGACGGGTTATGGCATACATCACAGCGCCCCCATTATGGTCAGCCGCTCGACGATGTCTGCAGCCACAGAACCAGGCGTATCCCCCGCCCTGTCCACGGTAACGGGGATAAGCGTCCTGCTCCCGATCGCACACTCCACGACCCGGCGGTACGCCTCCGTCACGGCCACCGGGTCGTAGTCGTCCTCCGTGCCGTTGTCCGCCCCATAGTCCGGGTCCGTCAGCTTGAAGGGGTCGCGGGGCAACAGCACGAACGTCGTCAACGGAACGCGATTCAGCCAGTTCAACGTGAGCGCCACATTCTCCGGTATCCTTTCATCCCGCACCGAGGCATACACCTCGGTGCTGAGCGCCCACCTGTCCAGAACGTACAGCGTCTCGTGTTCTGCTGTGTTCGAGGCGGCGGAATACGTCGGCGTATCCGGAAACAACACGGGCTCCGGCCGGAAAGAAAGCCAGTTCTCCATGTCCAGCAGGTAGTCCTCGGCTCGCAGGGGGCGGTGCGCATCGCGTGCACACCGCACAAGCGTATCCGTCGGGAAGTGCCGTATGCGCACAGTGAAGCGAGAAGGAGTGCGGTCGGGCCGATTGCGGCGCAGCAGCCGCTCTTTCAGAGCGGCTGCCACGGTCGACTTCCCCACCCCGTCGGGCCCCTCCAAGGCTATGTAAGTCGCTGTGCCGTTGTGCGTCACTCTACGCCCCCTCTGCGTCGTTTACGTCGTTCAAGCAGAACGGCCACCCACGCACAGACAGGTGCGGGCTCAGCCCCGTCGCTTTTATCAGGGTCTTTACGGCGTCCCTCGGGGTCAAGCCGCGGGCGTCGACTTCGACGGCCTCGTCGTTGCGGGCTATGGACGGAAGCGGAGGGGTGTTGTTCAACACGATGTGCGTCCTAGCCAGCACAGGGCCGGCGACGTGCGGCATGTACATAACCTGCAGGTCGCAGTAGAAGCTATCTAGTCTTATGGTCAGCCACTTGAGCACAAGGTATTCTACGTCGGGGTCCATGCCGTAGACGAACACCCACCGGTGAACGTCTTTTTCGACGGCCATTTCCCTCTGTATATACAGCTTTCCTTGAGACCTACCAGGCCTCGTATAGCGTATTCGCGTCACGTCGTTCACTCCTTCACAGCTGCGACGACGTCGTGAAGAATACGACCGACGTCCACCCGCGTCAGGCCAGCGCCGATAGACAGCACCATCGCCTCTGGGTCGACGAGCTCCGATACAGGCCCATTGGTCACCAGCCGGTCCGCGCAGGAGAGCCATATAAAACACGGAGAAACATGTTGCTCTTCGTAACTGCACCCTTTGTCGTTATATATAGGCGGCCTAACGGGCAGCCGGTTGCGTATGTAACCAATTGCCCGGGACTTAGCGTCCGATGTTCCACCTTTAATGCAGTAAAGTGTCATGTTGCTCACTCGCCCCTTTCGCGTGTTGTTTTAATGTCTTTTGCAGCCTTGACGGCCGCCCGGTATTCAGGCCACTGCTTTTCGCGCGGTCTGCCGTCCGCCTCCCAATACGCCGTATACGGGATAGACGGGTGATCCGCTATGAAATGGGAAAGGCGCTCGTAGAAGTCCGCCTTGAAGCGCTTAGCTCGGTTTTTTCTAGCGAGCTTGTCGGGGTCGGCCGGGTCCTTCCCGCGCAAGCTCACCTGGTAAAGCGGATTCGATTTGAACTCGCGGAACATAGCCCGAAGCTCCCGGCGCGCGGGCAGTTCCAGCCGGGCGCCGTCTTCTTCATCGCTCAGCTGTGAATTATCGCACAGTACATTGTCCACGGTAGACGGCGTGGCCACTGCCACGCCGAAGCGCGCGAGGGCCGCACGCAGGGTTCCAAGGCGCACAGGGGGGAGGAGGCCGTCGCTCGATTCCGGCACCACCAGTACCATTCTGTCCGCGTACCCAGAGTTGAGAACGACTCTCACCCCGTAGTCTTCCGCCGTCTGTGCACGCAGTTCTTGCGCACACAGGTTTTCGTCGGCGACTTCGATCGCCACGCTGATCCGTTTCATTTCGATTTTCTCCTTTCACTCGAAAATGTATTTTCGATCGATTTCGACTCACATTGCGTAATCGATTTCAACTCGATTTCTACCCTAGACCCGGATTCATTTCAAGTCAAATCGTCAAATGTGAATTTGGTCACAGCTGTGTTGTGAGGAGTTGTGTTATAATCACGCGCCCGCGCGCACACGGACCCGGCGCACACCACAAAGCGGCGAGATGGTGCGGATTCGGGGTTGAGCTCGGCCCCAGTGAGGGGAAATTCTGACAGTGACTCTCAATTGAGAGTGACTGTCAGAATTTCAGTACATTTTTGTATTGAGACATCGTGTCTCACCCGAAAAATACTCCTCATACACCACACATTACACTATATATACACATATTATACTATATATTATATAGATTTAGTTATATCCCTAAATCTATACCTTTGAAGGTATAAACTATCTGGAATTATTGCCATGTGTCTTGATCATATGGGGGTTCCGCCCCCCGCCGAGTCCGCACTTCTTGTCGTTAAGTGCTGTTTGAGAACAACGTGTTTTGCGTCTGTTCAGTTTTGTCACATCCTTCACACACCTCCGTTGCGGGGGGCTGTGCGCGGTGGGGTGTGCGCCTCCTCGCGGGCCCAGTTGCGCCTCAGGCTCACGAGGTTGCCCTCTGAGGCGTTTTCAGGGCCGCCCCGGTAGGGTCGCTTGGGTCGGGGGCTGAAATCGCCTCAGAATCGATCCTCGTGCGTCTGAGGGGGTGCCGCTCGACAACCCGGCGCTGTGTGGTGTGCGCCTCGGGACTGTCCGTTCCGCCGACCGCCGTTCTAATTTCCTTTATCTTTGAGCCCCGAAATTCGAAAATGGCCCTCTTTGTACCCGAAAACTGCCCCCGAAAATCAAAAAGGGGCCTCTTTGTAACGTTTAATGACAACTTTTACCTACGTAACCGTAAGTTACTACTACGTAGCAGTAGGTTACGTTTGGGTAATGTTACGATGTCGTATGTTACCCCGTGGTAGCTTACTCGGGCGTAGATTACGGGTGCGTAGTCGTAACCTACTGGGTGGTAAGGTGACACGTCGGTAGGTTCCGTTCGGGTAGGTTACGTGCCGGTAGCTGAGACGAGGACCCCTTTGTCTTACCGCTCGGTAACCTACGGTGCCGTATAGCGCTTGAAAATGTGGCGAAGGACACACCGCTGGGGCTTGACACGGGGGGTGGCGGTTGATAGAATGGAGGTACAACAAAGGGGAAAGAGAGAAAGGAAACCCCAATGGACATCGAAATCGACTTCTTCGAAGAGCTCGGCGGCTACTACACCGCAGACCTGGCAGACATCCTGGAAGACTTCGAAGGCTGACCCGAAGGCCCCCGCTCCGGCGGGGGCCTTCCCATGCCCGCAGACGCCTCCAGAATGGCCCCTGAGGCGCCTTCGGGGCTGGGGTGGGGCCACCCTACCGGCGAAGACCCGCGAGGCCGTCAGAGGGCCGTCTGCGAGCTCTGAGGGGCGCCCCCGAAGGCGGGGCCCGGCTGGCTGGGGTGTGCGCCTCCGGAGACGGCCCCGAGCAATTACGCAACGCCGGTGTTGCGAAAATCCCGGAAAGCATCACGTGTGAAGTTGCTCACACTTTCGCGAAATCGGGACTAAGGTCCCAGCTCGAGGAACCATGTGAGCAATCTCACATTCGGAGAGGCTCTCGAGGAACCATGTGAGAAACATCACAATGTGACCTTCATCACGCTCGAGAGGCTCTCGAGCAACCATGGAAAATACAATTTGTGAGCTGAGACACACTTGCTCGGGCGGGTCTCCGACGCCGTCGCCGGCCCCGAGCAACCCCGTGTGCGCAGTCGGGCCCGGAGTCCGCCGCGCCGAAGGCGCCCCGAGCAACCCCGAAAATGTGGTGGAGGTCACGCTCTAGCGGCTTGACAGCGCCCCCCGGCTGTGCGAGGATAGAGCTATCGGAACGAGAGAGAAAGGAAGTCCGATGACCGCGAAGTACCCCTACAGCCAAGCCCTGGCGAAGTCCCTCACCGAGAAGCTCGGAGGCCTCGCCTTCGTCCTCCCGGGCGGAGACGTCCAGTGCGACACCCCCGACGGCACGCTGACCGTCTACGCCGACGGCGCCGTGAGGGTCCGCGAGTGCGGCGAGACCGAAGCCTGGCCCACCCTCCGGAGCGCCGTCGCCGACTGGGGCGTGGAAGTGTGACACAGCCCACACGGGAGGGGCTTGACAGCCCCTCCCGGAGGCCGCTAGACTGAAGACATCGGAACGAGAGAGAAAGGAACCTCCGATGAACACCTGGAAAACCGCCAACGCCGTCGTCCGGCACCTCGAAGCCGCAATCCCCGTCTACGACGTCTCCGAGCAAGGCTACAGCCTCTACGTCAGCCTCGTAGACGGCCGGAGCTTCATCGTCGACGCCCCGCTGGAGGGCGACGTCAGGATCACACCCGGTGTGCGCACCTTCGAAGGCGGCCTGGAGCTGCTGGAGGACCTGGAGGCTGAGCTCACGGACGCTGGCTTCGACGTCCGCCAGGTGACTTGCCGTCGGACTCTCGCCACCGAGCTCCGTGTGCGCGATGACGTAGGCGGGTGGGCCTGGTGAGGCGCCTCTGGGCGGCTGTCTCCGTGGCAGTCGGCATCCTGGCAGGCTGGGGTTCCGGCGAAGGCCGGTCCCAGGGCTGGGACGCCTACGCCGGAGTCCGGCCCGAGCCGACGGTACTCGGCCTCACAGTGACGCACATCACGTATCTCGGGCTTGACATCCCCGCAGACGCCCGCTAGACTAGAACTATCAGGAAACAAGAGAGAAAGGAAACCCTGATGCACACTACTACCTTCATCCCCGAAATCGAAGTTCCCGACTTCGTCGCCAGTCTTCGAGCCGACCGCGAGCGCCAGCGAGCACGACGCCGGAGCCGCCGTCAGAACCGCGGATGGGAGGCCTGAGGACGATGACCTGGCTCGACTTCGCACAAGCCATCTGGGACGCCTTCTACGGACTCATGTCCACCTCCGAAGAGCTCGTGGAGCACCTCCCGACGCCGTTGCAGTGCTTCTTCGACTGGTGTTAGCCATCTCACACCGGAGGCCGCTTGACGGCGGCCTCCGGACCGACTAGACTAGAACTATCAGGAAACAAGAGAGAAAGGAAACCCTGATGATCAACAAGTTCCTCGAAGCCGTCTCCGACGCAGACCTTCTGCAGGCCGCCGTCGACGTCCTCTCCGAGAAGGGCTGGGCCTTGGACGAAGGCCGCGAACTGCCTTTCGAGGCCGACTACTGCGATGATCCGGAGGCCGCCTTCGAAATCGAAGTCGGGTGGAACGAGGTTCAGGCGGAGACCGTCGGCGTGCTGTGGGATCGGCTCTCCGACGAAGAGCGAGTCAATCTCTGGCTGCGCGACTGCGCCGGGCAGGACCCCGACGATCCCGTCGACGCCGAGACCGTCTGGGAGCGGATGGAGGCCGCCGTCGTGGAGAAGCTCGGGAGCGTCTACGAAGACACGGGCGCCCCTGTGACGGATGCCTGCACCCGAGCTCTGAGGCTGACTTCGGCGGAGGCCCTGGCCAGGGTGCTGGGCTGGTACGAAGCCGTTCGAGCGGACGCACAGGCGCACTGGGGCAGGCCTTCGACGGTGCGGACCTTCGAGGTCGAAGGCGGCCTGGTACTGGTCCGAGACGAAGATGGCACAGTGCGGACCAGGCTGCGGCCGGCCTTCGCCGGCGAGGACGACGGTAGCGGGTTGCCGGTGGAGTACTTCGGGGATGCGCTCCGCGAAGTCGGGCTGGACTGACGTTTCACGTGAAACGGACTAGGGCCGCCGCCTTCGGCGGCGGCCCGGAGAGGAAGGTGTTATTGAGAATCAGTATCACTAAGATCTGGGTTGGAATAGTTGGACTCATGTATGCTGCGTGGTTCGTCTGCGTCATCGTCGAAGCGATAAGTTACCCTACGGTAGGGTAGGTAATACAAGTTGGAGTGGTGAGAGAAGTAGCACCTGGGACTAACGTCCCAGGTGCTACTTGTGTTTTTGGTGGGAAAAGTTGGAATTTTTGGATGGGTGGGTCGACTTGCATGGGGGGACCCAACCGCATACGTTAACCCAGATTTTCCGTTACTGGAACATCATACTACGGTATGACCGTTATAATAAGACTCGTGCACGACATAATACTCATCGCCGACCACCTATTGGGGGCGCCAGCCGTAGGCTTAGGCGCCCTCATAACCGCTATAGCGACGCTTTATACGTCGTTGAAGACCAATAAGAAGGTCCTTAGCGTAAAACAAGACATGGAAAACAACCATGGGAGCTCTCTAAGGGACGCCGTAGACCGAATAGAGTCCAACACGAAGACGTTGACGGACTTGGTGCATGCGCACACCCGTCAGCTGGACGATATCCAGTGTGCTGTGCGCAGACACGACGACGAGCTAAAATCGAGGCATGCCCGACCCGCAGAGACCCGTGAACCAGACGACGCACCCCCTTGTGCGCATAAGGAAGATATACAACGAAGCGACGGTAACGCCTAACCCGACGCCGCCCTACGACTCGACCCTCCTCCTGACTCCGCCCCCTCCGCCGAAGCCCAACCCGGACCAGCCCTTGGGGGCTACGGCGGCCTCCCTGGCCCGACCGATCGAAGCCCTCTCCCCTCTACTCAAGATAGAGCGCGTGCCCGTCCCATCGTCCGACCCCGACCTAACCAAACACGACCGCCTCCAGGTCGTGTACTCGTTCTCGGCGAACATCGTCACCACCGCACAGCTCAGAAACAAGGACAACACCCCGCCGACCCCGCAAAACCCCGACTCCAAACCGAACCCGTGGGAGGTGGGGTGGCTACTGTGGTGTTTCAGCCCGGACCCGACTCACCCCTACGACCCGAGCCCGACCTCTAACTCGAACTTCCGCTTCTATGCCTTATGCTTGAAGCCCAACGGCTGGGAGGCGTCGAAGCAGGACCCCTCCTATAAGGGCGGGCAGCGCTTCCTGAAATCCAACACGGACACCGACCCCCGCAAGTTCCCACCGCACAACACGGAAAGCAACGACACAACAGAACACATCGCGGTAAACCCCTACTCTGTGCTGATAAAAGCCTGCCACGAGTACCCGCTGGGGACGACTCCGACAGACCTGCAAAACGACATCATCCCGGCGAACCGCAATTCCGAAGAAGGCAACAAGGCACGCCTCACACCCTCCAAAAACATCTTCCACATCTTCGTGGAAAGCCAACTGCTAGCAGTTGTCGTCGACGAAGAAAAGCCTCTGCCACCGCACATTCCGGCCTTCTACGCGGAGGATGCCCGTGTGCGCTTCTCTCACATGTGGCACGCGACCCCGAAGAGACCGCAACTCAGACCGGCCCCCGCCGACTACGACCCCCTCTCCCTCCATGCGACGGGCTACCCGCCGGCAGGGGTGGTATGGTTCTAGGCATGGAAGAGAGCTACCATGACAGAACAGTGGACTTCACGTACGCAGCTGAGGATGCCTACACGGCCCGCCTGAAGCGAGAGCCGGGTAAGATGCCTCTGGACAACCGGGCCGCCCGAATCTTTGAGGGGCTCTATCGGCCGGCCTCCAGATCCCTGTGCGGCTTCAACCCGCCTTTTCCGACGCGGGACGGTGCGGCGATATCGAGAGGCGAGGCGAACGACGAGATCGAGGAGTTCAACGCGCAACTGGACGCGCTGCAGTCCTTGATCGATGCGGCGTGGCGCGCCATCCCCGGAAACGACGGTCCGCTCATACGCGGCTACCCCTATGCTGTGCGCCATGTGGACGAGGGGTGGGTGGAGTTCCGACTCCCCCACTACGACTCCCCCCCTGTGCGCCTGGAACAGGGGGAGGGCTACGACTTCCTCCGCAACCGTAAAATCCCAGCGCACAGCCCACGCCCGGATAGGGGTGCTTTTGTGCCGTATACTGAGGTGAAGGCTCTTCTAGCGAACAGGAAGGAGACGGATGACGCAGGCTGATGTGCAGCGCAACGCCATAGTGGCGTGGATGGCGAAGCATGATGGTGACTTCGGCTACACGAACGACTACCGCCGCAAAGACCCGGAGCGCTATGGCTGGGGGGACTGCAGCTCGACCATAGCGCAGGCCTACAGGCAGTGCGCAGGCATCGAAATAGGCGAGCGGAGTTTCAATATAGCGTCGGATCCCGACGCGTACACGGTGGCGTCGGCCACCTCATGGAGGGACCTACCCCTCAGCGACATGAAACCGGCGGATATCGTCTGTATGGGCTGGCATTCGGGCGCTTTCGCGGGGCGGATAAGCCACGTGGAGCTCTACGCCGGGGGTATGTACACGTGGGGGCACGGCGGCCCGGGTCGGGGCCCGAGGCTGCACTCGCTGTCAGACCGGTCTCTGACGGGCTCGGCGACGATCATCATCGTCAAGCGCTATATCGGAGACACACTAGACGACCAAACACAGAACCAGAATAAAGGAGACGAGTTGACACCCGACGAGCACAACATGCTCAGCTGGCTGTACGAGAACATAAAGGTGCCGAGCCAGGGCTTCGGCTATCCGCAGGCGACGCAGAACTCCATCGCGGAGCTGAAGGAGGTTGCGGCCAACTTGACGCAGGCCGTGGATTCGATGACGGCGACCGTGAACAGGATCGCCACCGACTTGACGGTGCCGGGCTACGGCTTCGGCTACCCGGCGGCGTCCCACGCCGCGCTTGAGGAGACGATCAACAAACTGAACGACATCCAGAACACGCTGCATAACAACGCAAAGGGGGACAAGTGACCACGCCCATCGAGCCGACCCCGGGACCCAAGCACTTAGACACGCCGACGCTGACGGACGAGCAGAAGGCTGCGGCGTTCGCGGCCGCGGCGCACACCGTGGAGACGGGCGGACTGCCGCAGGGGGACGGCGGCCTGGCGGACCCGAACCGGAAGAACGCCTACCACTTCGACGAGCTCGTGCCGACGCAGATACAGCACAAGGCGAGATCCGTCATCAGGACATTCGTGGTGTCCTTGGTAGGCGTGCTCGCCGCCCTGGCCGCGAAATGGGGCCTGACGCTGCCCGCCGACCTGGTTGATACGATCACGGCGACCGTGTGGGGCCTGGTGACTGTGTGCGCACAATGGCTGCTCAACACGAAGCCGGTGGACCGTTTCCTGCACAAGGTTGTTCCGTTCCTGGCTACCACGCCCAATAAGTGACCTAACTCACAACGTAGAAACAGAGAAGGACCCCGCTGCTCGAAGGCAGCGGGGTCCTCTTATCGGACAGTGGTGGCTAGCAGATCCAGGTCCGGCCCCACAGGTGGCAGGTTCCGTACCACCCGGCAAACATCCGTCCGATCAGGTTCCATGAAAACATGTCTTCTCCTCTCTGTTGAGTTACTGTGCGCAACCAGTGTACACGCTGAGCGAGCCGCTGTCAAGCTGCGATGAGGTTGAGCTGGTGCTGGGTCCAGGCGAAGGCGGCGAGGGCGGAGATCGCGCCGAGGGATGTGAAGGCGAGGGAGACCCAGAAGACGACGGCGCCTGCCTTGGGGAAGCCGCACCATGTGACGATGTAGGCGATGAGGGTCCAGAACCCCTGTGCGACGAGGAATGCGACGGGGACGGCGATGAAGTATAGAAGCATGTGAAGTCCTTTCTCTAGTCCAGTAGTTCGATGGCTCGACTGTAACTCGCACACGGGGCGAAGTCAAGTTTGCGAGCACCCCGCACAGTCGGTAGACTTCCTTCATAAGCCAATACGCCGCACATGAGAGGAGAGACATGATGTTTCACGTGCATTTCATCTGGGCGCAGTCCACGTCCGGGATCATAGGGGTCAACGGGAAGCTGCCGTGGCACGACAGGGGCGACTTGCAGCATTTCAAGGACATGACGACCGGTAAGACCGTGGTGATGGGCCGGAAAACCCGACAATCCCTGCCCCAGCGCAACAAGAAGCTGCCGAACAGGACGAACATCGTGCTGAGTCGGACGATGAAGTCGACTAAATCCATCAAGGCGGTGGCTAGCCCGTATGCGGCGATAGAGCAGACCATTGCAGAGGGCCGGGATGAAGCGTGGGTGATCGGCGGGCATGAGACGTTCCAGGCGTTCATTACAGCCCATGACCTGGACAGGCTGCCGTTCAGGCTGGACGCTTACGTGTCCGTCTTAAATGTGGACGACGAGATCCAGCCGATCACCGCACAGGACAGCATCACGTGGGCGCCTACGCTGGATGACCGATGGGTGATGCTGTACGATCACATGGCGGGGCCTAGACGGCGTCTGCAGAAGTATGTTAAGGTGTTCAGGTAAGCTCCTTTCTCTCAGGACCCCGCCGGGTGAGCGCTATGCCCCGGCGGGGTCTGCTGTGTGCGTGGTAACATTCCTCTTAAGCCTGACTAGAGAGGGAGTTTCATGAGAATCGATGTTCAAACGAGTCGCTTAGCCACCGCTAACGGGTCGATTGCCACACTCAGCGGCGCGTTGCCGAACCTCGACCTGGATGTTGCGCTGGCTAAGGGCGTGAAGGCCGTGTACCTGACGGTGTTCACCGGTTCGGCGGAGACGAAGGTCACGTCGCTGAACACAGAAGGCGGCACGTTCTGCGTGACCGTCCATGCCGTGGACGAGCGGCCCACAGTGAAGGTGTGCGACCCGCTTGAGGCGCCGGTGGTGATCCGGTACAGGGGGCTGTGATGGCAGCGCCTAAGAAACAAAGCAAGAAAAAGGCCCCAGCACAGCACAAAACAGCGGCCAAGGAGTTGGTGAAGAACGACCGGGATCGCTTCGCGATCCAGAAGTCGACTGGCGAGCTGGCGATGGACGACAGGAGACTGCTCACCCTCGCACAGGCTGGGGCTAGCCCCGCCGAGATGTCCGAGGAGCTCGGCCTGCCGGCCGAGACGTGCCTTGCTCGTGTGCGCTCCTTGCTGAAGCGCAACGACGTATGGACGAACCTCGAACGCCAACAGATGTTGATCGCCGACATGTACGACTTGAAGACGCGCGCCTTCAACTTCCTGGAGAGGTGCTTCGAGTCGGATGAGATAGCCGCTCGGCACATCGAGGCAGTCAACAGCGTCCTGAAGCAGCTCGGCGACCGCCTGGACAAGGTGAAGGAGTATAACGACGAGGAAGAGGCCAGGGTTACTAAGCAGCAGACCCGGCTGATCCTCGACCTGGTGGAGGACGCCTGGGAGCGTGTGCGCATTCACATCTCCAACGCCTACGCCAATAACCAACTCCTTGACCCGGAGGCGATGGACGAAGTGTTCTATCAGGCGCTTAAGGAGGCCCATGCTGATCAAAGCTAGCGCGATCGACAGCGCTATCGCCACCGTTAAGGCGCACAGGAGGCAGGACAGCTTCAAGTCTGACCCCGTGGGCTGGGCTCAGTACATGCTGGGCACGGACGAGGGAACCTTGTGGAGTAAACAGCGGGAGATCGCTCGGGCCGTGGTGGAGAACAACTCGACGGCCGTGAAGGCCGGCCACGGGGTGGGGAAGTCACGACTGATGGCTGTGCTCATATGTTGGTGGGTCGATACTCGCTACCCCCATTGTTATGTGATATCTACGGCGCCGTCGATGGCTCAGGTACAGGACGTGTTGTGGCGCGAGGTCATGCAGCTGAAGGACATCGTGGAGCGGCGCTTCGAGGAGGGGCTGGTTGACCATAAACTTCCGGGGCGTATCACGATGGACGTGCAGTGGAAGGACGATGTGACGAAGCTTCCGCTGGGCCGTGGTAGGAAGCCGCCGGACAACCTGGGCGGCAACTCCTTCCAGGGCATCCACGGCGACGTGTTGGCGATCGGCGACGAGGCCTGCGGGCTGTCTGGGGAGCTGATCGACGCCTTGGCGAACATCACGACGAATGAGGCGTCTCGGCGTGTGCTGATAGCGAACCCCACGGACCCGATGAGCTATTTGGGGAAGATCTTCAAGGAGGAGATGGAGAACTGGAAGCGCATGTCCATCTCCGTCTTGGAGAGCCCGAACTTCACAGGCGAGCCAATGCCGCCCAACGTGCTGCAGAAGCTCACCGGTCCTTCCTACGTGGAGCAGAAGAAGCAGGAGTACGGCGAGGACAGCGCGAGGTTCAAGGCCCGCGTGTTGGGCGAGTTCGCGTTCGACATCGAGGACTCTCTGATCCTGCCGGGCGACGTTGAGACAGCGTGTCTCACGGAGCGGGAGAGGATCGGTCGGCCGGTGCTGGGCGTCGACGTGGCGCGCTTCGGCGCGGACCGATCGGTGGTGTACCTGTGCGTCAACGGGGTTGTGCGCTTCGTTGACTCGTGGGCGAAGACGGATCTGGTGCACAGCGCACAGCGGGTGCACGACTTGGCACTGCGGGAGGGCGCACACGCTGTGGCGATCGACTGCGACGGGATCGGCGGCGGGATGTTCGACATCCTCAACTCGTACGCCAATCGCACATACGACATTCTCGCTGTGCGAGGGTCCATGTCGAGCCCCGACAGGGGTCGGTGGCACAACTACCGCTCCTACATGTGGGACTCCTTCAGGTACCGGTGTCGCACAGGGGAGCTGGACCTGGACCCACTGGACATCGACTTGCACGACGAACTGCTGTCCGTCGGCTACTCGTACAATACGATGTCGGGCGGGCTCGTCCTGGATTCTAAGGACAAGCTGAAGAAGGACGTAGGCAAGTCGCCTGACTTGGCAGACGCCGCAGTGTATGCTGCCATAACAGACCAGAACATAAGGGATGCCATCCAACAGGAAACCGTGTTCTCCGACGCGGGGGACATGATGGACGGCGACGAAGACGACTACCTACACGAAATGGGGGAGACCTTTGGATTCCAACGCATACTCGTTTAGCGACGAGGGTATCGCATTCATCAACGAGGCACAGAGGTCCTATCTCCTCGACGAAGGTGCCAATTGGGTGAGTTACGCCGACGACAAGGGCCTGACGCTGGCTTTCATCCATGAAGTTGTGCGTGGCCTTCGGGACATGGCACGCGACCACCCGCTGCATAAACGCGGCGCACAGCTGAGGACCAGCTACATCTTCGGCGACGACCTGGTGTTCAGCGACACCTCTTCGAAGCTGGACAAGTTCATTAAGTCGGAGTCGGCGCAGAGGACGCTGTTCTCCGCTTCGGCGATGGAGAGTCTCAACCTGGAGCGGTTCTGTGCGGGGAATGTGTTCCTGTTCCGCGAGGTTCATACCGACAAGCTGACGCTGGTCCCCGTGGAGGAGATCGAGGAGATCGTTCGGGATTCGTTCGATTCGTCCGTCGTGAAGTATGTGCGTCGCACATGGACCCCGGACGGGCAGAACACGATCAGTCAGTGGTTCCCGACAGCCGAGTACAGGCGCGGGGTGCAGCGGTTGAGGAAGCCGCCGAATACTGCCTACGAGGTGAACGGCAACTACGTTGTGTATATCCTGTCATCGGGCAGGCACGCCGGACATGCATTTGGTGCCCCTGATTCCCTAGCGGCCGCGCTGTGGAGCGTCGCCTACTCGGGTTATCTGCGGGATAGCGCCAGACTGTCGAAGGCGCTGTCGAAGATCGCTTGGGCTATCGTCAACAGCAACAACCAGGGCAAGCGGCAGTCGGCTGTGGAGATCTCCAATCGCGGCGACGTGGTGGGCGCCACAGCGAGCTTGGGGCCGAACCAATCTCTGGCCGGGGTGGGCGTCCCAAGCGCACAGGTCAACTACGGGAACGGCCAGCCCTTGGCGGCGCTGGTGGCGGCGAGCTTCGGCATCCCGGTTATCGCACTTCTGTCGTCCCCGGGTGCGACGGGTGGATCCTACGGGGCTGCGACGACGCTGGACAGGCCGACGATCAACGGTTTCAAGCTGGAGCAGCGTAAGTGGAGGGACTTCTTCAAGCAAGTGATGATGGACGTGGACCCGTCGGTGAAGGATGTAGACATCAAGTTCCCGTCGATCGAGCAAGACCCGACCTATAGAGCTTTGCAGTCGCTAGCTACGTCTATGTCCACCGGGGCCATCCACCAAGATGAGTATCGTCAGGCTGTGCTCAATCTGCTCGCTGTGCCTGATATCCACGGCGACGAGCTCCCGGAGCCGAACGATTTCCTCAAGAGTGGTAATGTATCTGGTGGAGACGACGGCGATGCTGTGCGCGACCCGGTGGCACGACAGGGCAACCAGGGTGCCGTCCCCGGCGGTTTCAACCAAGGAGACACTGAAGATGAAGATCAGTGAGAGCACGAACACCAGCGTTCTTAAGCCTGTTAAAGGCACACGCAAGTGGCTTGTGCGACTCATAACCGAGGGTCAGGGCTCGACCGGCGTCTACACGAGGGAGGCTCTGCAGGGCAGTTTCGCCGAGGCGTTCCCCGTCGGGACGCACATGTACATTGACCACGCCACCGAGGCTGAGGCAGACGAGCGCCCCGAGGGGACGTTGACGAAGCTGGCGGCTGTTATCGCTGAGACCCCTCACTGGCAGGATGCGCCTGAGCCCGGGATGTATGCGACGATCGAAGTGGTAGAGCAATGGGCACCCTTCGTCGAGCAAGTGTCGGATATCATCGGTGTGTCGATTCATTGCGGAGCGACGCTGGTGCAGGACGATGACCTTGTGACGGCGGGTGAGCCCACGCCGCCTGTGATAGAGTCGTTCATACCGTCGCCCATTAATTCCGTGGATTTCGTCACAGTTCCCGGTGCCGGCGGGCGCCTCGTCGAGGCTCTGGAATCGTTCAAAAACAGAAATGCTATTATGGACGGTAGCAACAAACACAATTCCGAAAGGAAGAGAATGGACACTGAGTTCAAGGAGGCCCTGGAGGCCCTGGACACTAAACTCTCCGCTCTCGTCGAAGCCCTCGCCGACAAGGCCAAGAAGAAGGACGAAGAGGACGAAGAGGATGCCAAGAAGGCCAAGGAGGAAGAAGAGGACAAGGCCAAGAAGGCTAAGGAGGCCATCCTTGCTCTCGCCGACTCCGACCTTCCCGAGGTTTCCCGTGTGCGGGTCGCTGAGGCCATCGCTCGCGGCTATGATGCTAAGACGATCATGGACCGCGAAACTAAGCTCGTCGAATCCATCCGAGAGAGCCTGTCGGGCGGCTTCGCCCCCGAGCACGTGCCCTCCGGTAAGAGCGCCGACGACTTCGAAGCCGAATTCGCCAAGCTGACCTGGTAAGGAGACTACCGCATGGCACAGAATCACGTCAAGGGCGGGGACACCTACGAAGTCCAGGTGGATGCTGCCGTCAAGTCGGGCGACGTCGTCGCTGTCGGCAAGGTCGGGGCTGTCGCTCTCACCTCCGCCACGCCCAAGGAGGACAACAACAACTTCTACTCGACGCTCGCCTTCGAGGGCATCGCACACATCGGACTGGACGGCTCTGTCAAAGTCGGGGACATCGTGACGATCGATGGCGCCACCGAATCCGGCAAGGCGGCCAAGCCTGAGATCGCAGCCGACCCGAAGGGCAAGATCGTCGTCGGCTTCGTGCTCAACCCGCTGTCGAGCGCATCTACCAAGTACGCCGTCAAGCTCACCCAGGCTTGGCTCTAAGGAGGATATCTACATGGCGATCAACAAGAGGGAAGCCTACAAAGCGGGTATCCTTCTGCACAGGGCTCTCCACGCGGACGACATCCGTGTGCGCAACTCGGCCCGCAAGGACCTGAGCGAGGCCATCACCACGTCGGACCTGCCGGTCAACCTCGGCCCCACCATGAACAAGATCATGCAGGGCGAGTACGAGCAGGTTCCGTCCAACTGGCGCGAGTGGGCCGACACTCTCGAAACCCCCGATTTCGAGACCGTGCCTTACTTCAGCTTCGACTTCACCGACGACAACGTTCCGGTCCGCAAGGACGGCAAGGGCTATGTCGCACAGGGGCTACCCGCAGTCGGCGAGCTCGGTGAGTATCCGATCCTCGGCCTGAAGGCGGAGCAGTTCAAGCTGAAGCTTGCCAAGGCCGGCGTCCAGATCCCGCTCTCCTGGGAGACCCTGAAGCGCTACGGCGCCGACTGGAATCTGATCCCCCGGATCACGAAGGAGCTCGGCCGCCGCGCTGCCAACCAGGAGTCCATCGAGGCAGCCCTGCAGCTCGTCCAGCCGACGGGCCTCAACACGACCAACTTCAAGGCGGCTAACAAGAACGTCCTGGCCGGCAACCCCGAGCTGAGCATCGAGGCGCTGGAGAAGGCGTTCGCACAGCTGGCGGTCACCAAGTACAACGGCAAGCGGATCATCATGCCGACGAAGTTCAACCTGATCGTCCCCCCGGCCCTGGCGAGCCGCGCTGAGCAGATCATGAAGGTCGTCGAGATCCGCCGCCAGAACGGCACTGAGACCCAGGTGATGGGTAACACGGTGTCCGGGAAGGTCGCGAACGTCTACGAGGTCCCCGAGCTCGCGCTTATCGCCGGCGACTACGCCGACAAGTGCTGGTTCCTCCTGCCTCCGAAGGGCACGATGCCCCGCAAGAACATCGTCAACGTGTTCCTGGAGGGCGAGACCGGGCCGAAGATCTTCGTCGAGAAGACCACGAACAGCTCCGAACTGGAGGGCTCGTTCGAGAACGACGCCTACAGGACTAAGATCCGCCACCTCGTCAAGTCCGCTTTCATCGCTCCGGAGGGCACTCTGGCCTCCAGCGGTGCGGGCGCCTGATAACGATACCCGACAAGGATGGAAACCCCGCCCTCACAAGGGGCGGGGTTTCCTGCAGTGGAAAGGAGCTGCGGTGCCCGATAAGCCGAAGATAACCGTAGAGGAGCTGAAGCTGTTTCTGCCTGGCATTGACCTGGACGCTAAGTTGCTCGAACGGCTGTGCGCACTGTACACGAATGTGTTCAAGGCTGCGGCTGCTGCTCTGCGTGCCTATGCGGCGAAGCTCGTCTCGGAGGGTGGAGTCGAGAATGTCAAAGCCGATGACTTCACGCTGTCTGGCGGCGATAAGAACATTGAGGCCCTGCTCGCCTTGGCCGACAAGTACGACGCACAGGGGGACGCGCTGGAGAATGGCGAAGGGCTCGTCCTCGTCCCGATGAGGGGCGATGACGTGTTCGAGAGAGCGAGGGAGTTCCTTGGCCGGTATCTCTGAAGGTCGCCTGGCCATGGCGGCTAAGCGCGTCGAACGCTACATGGTGGATGAGGTGACGATCTACGATGGAAAGAACATCAAATACGACGCTAAGACTGACAGCTATGATTATGGCTCAGTCATATATTCTGGGAAAGCGCGTATACAGCCGATACGCCAACCTGAGGTAGCTAACGACCAAATCGCACCTCAGACGACTAACCGTGTGCGCGTGCAAATCCCCCGCTCGACGATGTCGCTTAACATTCCGATGGCTGCACGCATCAAAGTGGTGAAGACGCAGGATACTCCGCACATGGTTGGCTATTTGATGACTGTGGCGGCTGTGATCGACGCTTCACAGTCGTTCGAGCGAACGATCATCTGCAACACGCCGATGAACAAGGCCGAGGTGTAGGTATGAAGATTCGCACAAAGATCGGCGCCAACAAGTTCACGAAGTACGCTAAGCGCATCGAAGACTTCCGTGAATACGACTTGTTCGCGAACGTCATCGATAAGATCTCTGAGGAGATCCCACTGGCTTTGCAGGAGACGATCGAGAAGACGCCGTCTGCTTTGGTGCCGGGTAAGATCGGCCGTATTTGGACGAGCCACATGCACGACAGCGTGAGCGTCGTCGTGCCGGACAACGTAACGGTCGAGTATGGCTGGATCGAGGGATCCAACAAGTTCGACGGTGGATGGGACCACGACTATATCCTCGGCCAGGAATACGGCGACGATAGGGTGTGGGGCATGAAGGCCCTGGACAAGGTAGCGAAGCAGGTGAAGCTCGACGAGAAGACTCGCAAAGAGGTCTACACGGAGACTCGCCGCGTCTGGAAGTGGGGAAGGTAGCGACGAATGGCCAAATACATCGACGACATTATGTCGAAGATCCGCGAGCTCTCCGAAGTGCCACCCCAGAGGGTTGTCGAAGAGGTGGCGCTTCCGGACTTCGACGAGGGCCAGAAGATGCCGTACATCGCCGTCGTGTTCGGAACGCCCGGGCATATCAGCCAGGCGACGAGCATCGTCTCCCAGCTCAACGACGGCTACAGGGTGTTTTTCCTGTGCCATGTGCGGGCCCTCACCGCACAGCACGCTCGCGAGATCGGGGAGCGTATCCTGTGGGGGCTCGTGGGTTTCGAGCCAGACAACAGCGGCGGGATAACGGTACACGGCGGCCAGGGGTTGAACTACGCCGGGACCAACCACAAAGTGGTGCAGTGCGGCTACGAGCTCTACTGCTCCTTTATCACGAACCTCAAAAACCGTATTTGATAGGATGGTGTATATGGGACTCTACAAAGACATGAACACCGGGGACGTCGGAACGTACCCGGATGACTTCGCTCAGTTCTTCGGGACGCTAGTGCCGATAACCGAGGAAGAGCCTTGTAGCGACTGTTTCATTGACAACGACAACGAGAAAAGGGGGAAGCACAGTGGCTAACGAAGTTCGCATGCTTCGCGGCAACGTGACTATTCTCTTCGCCGCTCCTGAGGCATTCGCTGACTGGCAGCATCCTACGGCGGCGGAACTCAACGCACAGTTCAGTGCGACCGACAACCCGCGCAACCTGGTGTTCAACGTGTCGTGTGCGATCCTAGACGGCTATTCGCTCGGCGAGACCGACCCCGACACGGACAATACTCGAACGATCTGCGACATCTCCGAAGTGGAGAACCCGACCCTCGCTAAGTACGAGGGCAAGTTCACCGCGCTCAGGGATGAGAACGTGGACGACCAGGGCGTGTTCAACATGATCCGGGATATCACGATGAAGCCTGACATCACGCTGTTCATTGTGGAGCGCATCGGCAAGCGCCCCAACAAGCCGTTCGAGGTAGGCGATGTGTTCAGCATCTACCGCTTCCAGACCGACTACCCGGTTGACGGGTACGAGTCAAACGGCTTCATCAAGTACGAGCCGAACTTCCTTCAGAACGGAGCGTTCGTCCTCAACGAGAAGGTGGCCGCATAATGGATAAGAAAGTACTCTCCAACGAGCACGTCAACGTCTGGGTTCTCCCTAAGGCGTCCGTGAAGGACATCAACGCTATCACTGTGGAGGAGATGAACTCCGCGGTGGCTATCGGTGACGCGATCAACTGGGACGACACGACGATCCCCGCCGCGAAGGCGTCTAAGGAGCAGTCGTCCCTGTCTCTGCTCGATGCTGCCGGGTCTTCTTCCCGTGGCGCCGCACAGTACGAGGGCTCCCTCACCATGTACTACCCGACGAACCCCGACGACGCGAACTCGATCTACGCCAAGGCGTGGAACATGTTCAAGAAGACTCGCGTCGACCTCGTTCTGGTTGTGCGTGGTGTCCTGAAGGGTCGTGAGCCCATCGCTGCCGGCCAGTGGTACTGTGCGTTCCTCATGATCGAGTCCACGTACAAGAATACGCTGGAAGGCGACAACCCGACCCGCTACACGGTGTCGTTCCTGCAGCAAGGCCAGCTGGCCGTCAACGGCGTTTTCAAGGACAACACGACGGCGATCACCGACACGGAAAATCTGACGGTGTCCCTCAATGAGCACCGTCCGATCCTGCCGAAGATTCACGGCCATGTGGCGCGCTCCGTGTGCTCCTATCTGTCGAAGGACACCTCTACGGTGTCGGTCAGCCCGCTCGGCGTGGTGACCGGCCTGAAGGCGGGCAGCGCGGATGTCATCGTCAGCCACCCCGCTTGTGCGAATGTGACGGTCAAGGTGACTGTGGCATAACGCACACCTCAGCGAATAGCACAGGGCGTCTCCTCTCCGCCCTGTGCTATTCTTGTTTACGACGTTACCCTAACGCCTAACAGAGAGGATTTCAACTATGGATATTTTCGAGGTTCTGTCTCGATCCAAAGCGCCGAAAGCCGAGAAGGTCGTGTACCTGGACGCCGAGGCGGTGCAGGATGTCGAGCGGCTCATCAAAGAGCAGGCCGACGCCGACGTGATCAAGGAAGCGGTGAAGAGGCGGGACGCCTCTAAACTGACATTCCACCTCCAGTCTGTGACAGCCGATGTGCGCGAAGAGCTGATGATCGGCATCGAAAGCGCGGACAAGACGAAGAACAAGACGAAGCGCGTGTCGGAGGCCTATCTGGCTCTCTTGTCGAAGACGCTGTACAAAATCGAGGATGCCGAAGGCAACGTTGATGAGCGGAAGTTCAACTCTGAGGAGATCCGTAAGATTCTGAACGCACTGCCTGGTGAGCAGTATTTGGGGCTGCTCGTGGCGGCGATGAATCTCCTGGGCGCGTCTGCCGACTATGACAACGCGGTGACGGTGGATTTCTGATAGACGCCCTCCAAGACAAAGGGGGGAGCGGCGCTCTATCGATGGTTAGGACGGCGGTGGACCTGCACATGAGGCCCACCGCCGTCATCTATAACCAGCCCGACCCTTTCGGGCATTGGACGGAGTTGGACTATAAGCTTGTGCTGGCTTATAAGACGGTTAAGGACGAGACGTGTCAGAAGTGTGGCAACCCTATCTGGCTGTGCCATTCGACGGACCCTGATATAGCATGGCGCGCAGAAGATAGAACATGCTATGCTACTAAAGCAAGGATGATGCATGATTGGGTCAGCACACACCGCGCCACCGATCCGCCTCCTTATGAGGACAAGCAGAAGTGGGGCAAGGATACCGTGATGACACCGTACATGCCGGACTACGCGGAGCGAGACCTGCCCACGAGGATGGACTACTACAACAGGAGTGAGTGATGCCTGATATTAAGCAGACTATTGAGTTCAACGTACAAGGTACGTCTGAGCTCCATGAGGCTGCGGAATCCATCAACACTATCGCACAAGCCCTCGACAACATCAAGGGCAAAGTCGTCGGCGCCGATATCGGCAAAGGCCTAGACGGGGCCGGTCGGGGTGGCCGAGAAGCTGGGGAGGGCTTCGACAGGGCAGGTCGGGCTGCGGAAGAGGCGAAGTCGCGCATCTCCAACATGCGCTACGCCCTCTACGACGTGGCCGCCGTTATGCAGAACATCTCGAAGGCGACGATCGGCGCATTCACCACCGTCGTCAAAGAGTCGATGGACTACGAGTCGGCCTTCGCACAGGTGAAGCGGACTAACGACATCGCCGGGAAATCCGCAGACGAACTACGTGGCAAACTTGAGCAGATGGCTGCATCCGTCACGACGACGAACTTCAAGGATCTGTCGAACATCGCCGCTCTCGGCGGGCAGCTGGGAGTCGCCAAAGAGTCCATCACCGACTTCACCGAAACGGTCGCGAAGCTGTCGGCTACCACTGACCTGTCGCTCGACAAGTCCGGCGAGACGATCGCGCGCTTCCAGACGATCATGGGCACGACCGGCCAGAACTTCGACAACATCGCGTCCTCGATCTTGAAGGTCGGCGTCAACTCGGCTGCGACGGAATCCCAGATCGCCAACACCTCGACGCAGATCTCCGCTATGGGCAAGTTCGCTGGTATGACCGAATACCAGGTGGTCGGTCTATCCGGCGCCCTAGCCTCCATCGGCGTCGCGCCGGAGCTCTCCCGAGGCGTCATCACCCGCATGTTCACCCAGATGCAGAAGGCCATCCGGGGCGGCGGCGACGAGCTCAACCTGTTCGCGCGCGTAGCGGGCGTCTCCGCACAGGAAGTCCAATCCGCATGGGGTACGTCCAAGTTCAGCGATATCTTCGTCAAGTTCATCGCCGGGCTCAAGAACCAGGGCCAGGGCGCCATCGGTGTGCTCAAAGACTTGGGTATTAAGGCGTCCCGCGACGTCCCGACGATCCTTCGTCTAGCCGAAGCGCACAAGACACTCGAACAGACGATGAAGGACGCCGAGTCAGGTTACAACGACTCGAAGACGCTCAACGACCAGTATCAGCAGATCGCGTCCACTACGGCCGGCAAGCTGGAGATGCTGAAGAACTCCTGGGCGAACCTGAAGGCCGAGATCGGACGTTCGTCCAATTCGGGTATCGGCGACATGCTCGGGTCCCTCACCGGACTGGTGACGGTTTTAACGAACCTTGTGCAGAACCCCGCTGCGCAGTGGGTAGCGAAACTGGCCGGCGCATTCCTGACGGCCGGCGGGATCATGGCCGGCTACTACGCCAAGCAGGCCCTTGTGCTCGGCGGCGCCTACGCGTTGACGACGGCGCAGAGGTCGATGGGTATCGCGATGCAGCACCCCATCACGTCTATCCGCTCGCTCCTGTCGGCTCTCGCGGAGACGGTCAAACTCTACAAGCTCTCGACGGTCTCCGTCAATGAGCAAACCGGCGCACTCTACAAGAACGCCGGCGCCGCTCGGGGTGCAGCAGGCGCACAGCGGGCGGCGGGCCAGGCGGCGGCCTCGCAGTCCGCAGCCGGGGCTGCAGCGGGCGGAGCGGGGCAAGCCGCCGGCGCGATGGGCACCGCGGAGAAAGCCACCTCGGGGCTCATGGGCGCCCTCAAGGGGCTCGCCGCCGGGGCTGGGATTTCCCTGTTTTTCACGGGGTTGGCGAAGGTGACGGAGTCCTGGACGAAGCGCTCCGAGGCCGCCAGAGCAGAGGCCAAGGCGCTACAGCAAGCCCAGGCCGACCTCGCGCAATCTGTGATGCAAGACACGAAAGCCTTCGAGGACGGCGGAAGCGCGGCTTACGTGTTCGCGAAGGCTACCAACAAGGCCGGAGAGTCCGTGTCTTCGCAGCTGTTCTCCACGTCGGACGCCAATGCCCAGACGAAAGCCCTCGCACAAGCACAGGATCTCCTCGCACAGAAGACCGGCCAGTCGACGGACGAAATCACGAAGCAGACCTACGCGATAGGCGAGAACTCTCTGAAGAAGATGGCCGAGCAGATCGCCGGAAACACGGGCTTCAAGCAGTTCGGCGACGAGCAGCTGTCCATGTTGCGCCAGATGGGTTTCTCCGTTCAAGAGTATTCGAAGTTGGTCACACAGGGCAACTCTGAGATGACCGATTCGCAGAAGAAGCTCGTCGAGTATTACCGCAACAACGGCTTCAGTTTCCTGGCTGACGAGATCGAGCGCAGCACCCAGAAGTCGAGTCAGTACATCGACTCGTTCAAGAACAAGATCCAGGAGATGGTGGCATCCGGAAAGATCTCCTGGTTCGACGGCGAGAAGATCCTCGACACGTTGAAGAAGATCGACGACAACGCACACCAGACCTTCGACGGTGTGCGCAACGAGTCCGATCTCGCCGCGCAGACCATGAAAGGCCTGAAGGGCGACACCGCCGACGCCGCGGACGAAATGGACAACATGGGTGAGAAGGCCGACAAAGCGGCTAAGGAGCTCAAGAAGGTCGTTGACTCCGCGCTGTCTGGAGACGAGGCATTCGTCAACCTCGAAGACGCCGTGGCCAACCTGGGCGAGAGTCTGTACAAGAACGGCATGAACTTCGACGAATTCTCCGAGGCCGGCAGGTCCAACCTGAAGGCGCTCTATGCCGTTGTGCGCCAAGCCGCAGAGGCGTCCGGCGGGGACGCCGAGGTGATGAACGCCTATATTCAGCAGATTATGCAACTGCTGCGCAGCCACGGCGTAGGCTCTGTGCAGGTACTTGAGAGAGTCGAGCAACGTCTCCACGCCGTCGCTAACAAGGCGACGCAGTCGGCGAACCAGATAACGAAGGCCGCAGCCCTCGCACAGAAGGCCGGCAATGCGATCGGCATGATCGCAGCGAGCATCGCCACCGGGAAGGACTTCTCGAAGGAGGCCTCGGCTTCGCTGCAGGGCCTCGGGAAGTCCTCCACTGCCGCTCTGCCGTCCATCAAGGACCTGGGTAAGGCCCTCGACCAGGGCTTCGCAAGGGGCGCCAGGAACGCCGCCAAGCACGCCAAGAAGGCCCGGCACAGGACGAGGAAGCTCGGGGATCGTGCGAAGAAGGCGGGAAAGAAAATCAAGGAGGCGGCGAAGGAGATAAAGACCTTCACCGACTACATCAGCGAACTGTCCTCCGTAGCGAATGCGGCCTTCAACTTCCGGTGGGAATTCCCGAAGTCGCTGGACGAGACGGCGAAATCGTTCAAGACGATCAAGTCGTACTTCGAGAACGCGGCGAAGGACGCGCAGTCCGCGAACAAGGAGATCGGCGACGCCAACAAGTCGATCGAGGAGACGCGCAACAAGATCGCCGAGCTGGACGCCGAGCTGTCGAAGCTCCAGTCGGATCGGAACAAGCTGACGTTCCAATTGAAGGTTGCGGTCGACTACGGCGACACGCTTCGAGCCGACGACATCCGCGCCGAGCTGCAGAAGAACGCCGTCGCACAGCAGAAGAACCGCACGGACCGGAAGAACGCCGAAGGCGATCAGGCCGGCAACTACCAGAAGCTATACGAGGCGATGCAGAAGCTCTCGGACGCACAGCAGAAGGCTCGGCGCGACCTGGCCGGCTTCTCGGACGCGGCTCGTGAGCAGCGCGGAAACGTGCTATCCCTAGTCGAGGCATACCAGAAGCAGGTGCTCGCATACGCCAACACGGGCGCCAGCCAACAACAGGTTCTCGCCTACGCCTCTGCTTTGCGTGCGGAGTTCATCAACAACATGACCTCGATGGGCTACTCCCGTGCGGAGACCGAGAGGTATGCGGCGACGTTCACGGACCTGTCGAAGGTCATCAATGGGGTCCCGAGGAACTTCACGGTCGGGGTGAACGCAGACCCGGCACTGCGAGCCCTCTCCGATCTAGAGGCGAAGAACCGCAAGTCTCAGCACTCGATGGACGACAACCGCGACGCCGCAGACAAGCTCGGCAACTCGCTGAACAACACGGGAGGAGATGCGGCCGGCCTCGGAGGCGCCCTCGGCGGTGGCGGCGTCGGAGGAGCCGCGGAACAGGCAGCCGTGACGTTCCAGCAGCTCGGGCAGATCACGGGCAACATCGGCGCGGAGATGTGGAAGGCCGCCGGATCGGCCAACACAGCCGCACACGGGCTGGGCAACATGGGCAACCAGGCCCACGGATCCGCATACTCGATGGACGTAGCAGGCAACAAGGCAGGTTGGATGTCCTACGCGATCAACGGCATTCGGGAGGCCGGCTACGGGGCTTTCAGCAACATCATTAGCAGCGCGCAGCAGGCAGGGTTCTCGTTCAACCAGGCTGCAACCGACGCCATCAACCTGTGTAACCGTGTGCGAGATCTCCGAAGCCTGTCGGTGGGCCAGTTCATGTTCGGCTTCAACCAGGCGTGGGGGTTCTCCACGGGCGGCAAGGTCGGCGGGTCGTCGTACAGCGGGGGCAAGCAGTCTACGGACACGGTGCCGGCTATGCTGACGCCCGGAGAGTTCGTCATCAACCGCCAGGCTGCGCAGACCGTCGGCTACGGCTTCCTGGAGGCCGTTAACTCCGGCCGCGCCGCTGCCTCGGGGGCTTCGGCTGCGTCGTCCGGCGGCGCAGGGGGAGGTTTCGGCGGGGGCCCGATCCTGGTCGAGCTGTCCGGAACGGATCGGCACATCCTTGTGAGCGCGGTCAACAAACCGACGGTGATAGACGGCAATGCTATAGTGGGGATGGTCAACGGCTCTAACGCCATGGCATCGAGGAGAGGAGCATAGGAATGCCTAAGCGACCGAAGGTGTGGTTCGGTACACTGAACGACATGCGCTGGATTGACGCACCTGTGGCTAACTTCCAAAGCAACAGCACGGGATTCAACTACAGCGCCACCACTCTACGTGGTGACGGCTTCGCCAAACGGTCCGCGTTAACGCACAGGGAGTTCACGCTCACTTGGGCGGCCAACACCGTGGCCGAGCACGCAGCCCTGCTGTACCTGCTGTCCACTAACGAGCTGCTTTATTACGTGGACCCGCTGGCTATGAAGACGAACCTTCTGCCGGGGTTCATGTCGCACTACCTCCCGAACGCCACGGTGTTCACGGACGACATCCCACACGTGGCGACGCCGGGCGCCTACAACGGCGCACCGGCGTGGTCGTGGAACCCGGCGTGGATATGGCAGATCGGCCAGAAGATCCACTGGCCGGAAGGCTACAAGCTGTGGGCGGGGTGTCGCGGGGACGGAACGATCCAGATAAACGACACGACTGTGACGGCTGTTAGTGAGTTCGACGGACGCTACGTGACGACGATGATCCCGACGAACAACGTGAGCAATCCGTGGGGTGAGCTCCAGATGTGGGCGAGCTCTCGTATTTCGAGTATCTGTGTGCGAGCATACCCCGAGACGCAGGTGAAGACGATCAGCGACGTTCCGAACAACTACGGGCCGTTCCTGCCCGGTATGGGCTATGGCGCGCTCCAGCAGAAGGAGCCGTATTCGATACAGGAGTATAGCGCGGCTATCGACGGCTACGAGGTGGCCGTGACGGCGACGTTCGTTGAGAAGGTGTTGCTGTGAGTATCGCGCCCGAGCCTTTCGAATACAGGACGGACCGCTCGCTGGAGTCGTTCTCCGCACAGTGGGACCGCATGTCGTACAGCGTACCGGGCGGTACTAAAGGCTACCCGGTGATGACGTTGACGGACCGGTTCTTCAAACCGGCGGACGTGTCGACGACGTGGACGAACAAGCACCCGGTGTCGAGCGTGTACGAGTTCCGCGGGGATGTGCGAACGTTCACATCCAACTATTCGACGAACACCGTGACCGTGGACGACTTGTGCTATAAGCTCAAGCAGGTGAAGGTCGTCCCCACCCAGTACAATAACTTCCGAAACGTGATCGTCGAGCTGTTCAAGCTGTGCGATTACGACAAGGTTTACGTGGACGGCTTCATTAAGTCGGACCAATACAACCCGATCATCATGGCGCCGGGTGGCCAATTCAACGTGTGGGACTACCTGAACACACTGTGCGCCGTGCACAACGTGTATATGCTCAGACAGAACTCGAACCTGCTGTTCCTTCGCGACAACAACTTCCTGAAGGAACACATGAACAATGTGACGGGAATGAGCTACAGTGTGGACCTCGCACAGTCCACCAAGACGGTGAAGACCACCTACAGATCAATGCGCTACGCCTACAACGAGTACTTGCCGTTGAGCAAGGAATCGAAAGACACGATCATCCAAGTAGACGCCCGGAAGACCGTGGAGCAGACGATCACGCTCGACGCCTACGTGATCGAGGCTATGACGCCATGGGTGACCCAGTGCAAGGATTACATCCCGGCGAAAGACACCTCGGGGTTAGAATACACGGCCTACTGCGTTGCCGGCAACGACGGACTCCCGATCACAGCATCCCAGTGGCTTGGGCAAGGCGGCAGCCTGTCTGTGCGTCTCGATCCGAAGAACCACAACCAGGTCATCGTGACTGTGCGCGGCATGGTAACGTCCGACTACTCGCCATTCCGCATCGCCGCATCCTCGGGGCCGTCCAACTACTACAACTCGCTGCGCTTCCGCGGCACCGGACTGGTGATGGGTCCGGAGGACACGTACGTAACGCACACAGGGTCGTCAACACTAGGCAGCGACGAGGAGCAGATCAACAACCCACTGATCAACACTCCGTCTCTGGCGATAGACAACAGCCTCAGGGCTGTGTGGGAGAAGTCGGGGTCGATCCCGACGATCACGCTCACTTCCCCCAACCTGGAGAGCCGCACACCCTCGATGACGGGCAACGACCTGTTCCTAACGTCGGGGTCCGCTTTCGATTATGGCGGGGATCGATTCATGACGACGCACGTTGACATGAACAATCAGGAGATCACGGTGACGGCTACGTCCCGTATCACCTGCGACGAGTTCTCCAATACGATCGGCACCGGTGTTTCGTTGGCCGATTACGAGGCGAAGATCCCGAAGACGATCTACAACGTGTTCCAGTTCAATCAACCGCACAAGGAGTACAAGCCGGAATGATACCCAACAAGAACCTCGGCGCCGGTGACCCGTGGGGCGCATGGGTGCAGGATGAGATTTCGAACATCAACTCAGGTCTTAACAATTTGGGGATCGGGGGTGTGCGCAACTCCTTGAACGGACTGATGTCGAATTTGGACAACACTAACAACAAGCTGTCGTTCCGATCCCTTACGGGCGACTTGCACATGCTTGGCCCCAATACGGATAACGTAATGATGGCCGAGAGTGTAATGAACTACCCCGAGAACGGGAGGGGTTATTTGAATTTCCTCTTTTTCGGCAGTGGTCGTTATGTGAATAAGGGTGCATCGGATGCATTCAGGTCGAAGATGCAGTTGGTGCTCCAAACCGCTTGGACACCCCCGGGCGGAACGCAGACGAAGTACGAAGAGTATTACATCTCTCAGATGCCAGGGATGTTCAACGGTGAGATCAACGCTGGATATTATGACCTCTACGCGTTCTACAACCTGACGGTGCCGCGCGTCACACAGGTGGTCTTCCGCCTTATTGGGGAGAACAGGTTGACTCACAACCCGGAAAAAGACGAGTACAACTATTTCAATGGCACTATACTGGTGATGGAGTCCAATCAGCCTAACACGTAAGGAGAGGAAACATGGCTACAACGGACAGCAACGGGATCGCGCACATCGAGGGCACGGACCCCGTCAAACCCTTGCAGGGTCTATTCAACACGATTTCATCCTCTGTATCCAATGTCGTCGGCAAGCTGCGCAAGCAGGTTATCTACCCGGTGAAGACGCGGTGGGACGCACAGAACAAGGTTGAAGAGCTGAAGCGCCAAGGTGTGGAGGGAACGGCCGACGAGCCTATCGTCTTCAACATCTTGAATGACCGTATCCAGATACAGCACGACGGATCGGGGTTCACTTACTTCAGCGCGCAGATGGCGGTCCTAGCAGCCGGGGTGTTCGAGACAGGGTATCAACGGTGGGAGCTATACAACATAAAGTCGTTCACTGTGTCCTTCCCTGAAGAGCTCGACCGTATCCCTCGTTCGCTACTGTGCCAGGTCACGGACGCCATCACACACAGTATCATCGGGTTCCCAGTGGACAAGAAGCAGTTCGGTGTTGCCACCGCCTGTAACTGGAAGTGGGCCGTCGATTCGAACGTCCACGTCAGCTGGGTGGCGCTCGGCTGACGCCAGTGTAAGCGCATAAAAGAAGCCCCCGCACAACGCGGGGGCTTCTTCCTACTCACCTGCCTTATAGCGTCTCCACCACCGGTGGATGTCTGTGTTCGGCGTGTACAGCCAACTCGGTCCTATGATGTTGAACAGCACGTCGACAAACCTGTGCGAGCCATTCCCCTGGCCGTTCCAAGGATGGGACGAGAACGGGTCATCCGCGTCCCATTCGAAGACGGGGCCAATGCCCGCTTTCCCAAGGCGCACAGCCAGCTCGAAGCAGTCTTCGACGTGCAACGCCTCGTTGTCGTAGCAGTATTTCCTGATCCACCTCGCGGTGTTCCATTTCTTGATCATTTCCATCCTTTCTCGTACGTGGGTTTGTGGTGTGCGCGTTCGACCAGATATGAGACACCGTGTCTCGCTGCCTCTCTCCTATCATGGTGGTGATCCTCAACTTTCTCGAACAGAAGGCCGAGGCGCCGAAGATTCTCGTCGCGGACGAATAGCCGCTGTTGTGGTGTGCGCCACACAATCTCCTTCCCGAGGAATCGGCCGAAGACGTGGACGGCGCCCTCGACGCGAACGGGGTTTATGTCGGCACCGGGGATGTTGCGGTTAACATACTTCTCGCACACCACAACATCCGGCTGCACCATTCGGTCGAACATCCGCTTGTAGAACCAGTCGTAGGTCTCCTCGGTTCCGGGGTTCCACGAGTTGAGGAGCCTGGCCGGTTTGTCCTCTTCATAGCCGAGGAGGACGATCCCCGTCGTTCCCCCGACCCCGCAGGGGTCAATAGCCAACAGCGTCGTCATTTCCTGTCCTTGCTCTCAGAGTCCGTGGTACTGCTGTGCGTAGCCCCAGTATCCGCCGTCGACGAATGACCGGGCGGCCGGGTGGTAATAGCAATGCTCCTCGCTTCCTGTATCGCCTCGTTCAACTTCTTCGCCGATTTGCGGAGCTGCCAATCCAGCAGCGCTATAGCCACCGCCCATGCCAGAAGCATAATAGCGACCCAGATACTCATAGTATTTCCTTTCCTTCGCTTTGTTACCCCACAAGTAGTCGATCAACAGGCAGACGAACACACCGTAGTGGAATGGCCAGGCCCAGACTGTCCACATGAAGGGTCTAATGCGCGTATCGTAGTTCTCAATCCCTCGGTCGCCTCTTGTCGCCCAAATTTGGTAGGCGACGAGGTGTGCAATGGCGCCGATGAAGAGGACGCAGATAATGAGTTGCGTCTCGTTGAGGTTCGTTGTTGTGTTCGACATGGGGTCGGCTCCTTTCTTCTTTCATGTCTCCATGATATCGAGAGGAGCCGACCCCGTCAAGGCCATCAGCTGTGTCGTCCGTCACTTATGCGAGCCTGAGGATATAGCGGTCGAAGCCGGCAGCCTGTACGCACTCGACGAGCTCGCGCCGGCGCTTCTCCCAGCGCTTCCTGTCCCACGATGCGGCCATCAGTTGGAACGCCACGGGGGTGCCCTCCGTCCGGGCCTCCTGCAAGGCGAAGGTGCGCACACCAGCCAGCTTCAACTGAGAAACGAGGTCCTCGAAGTTGTAGTCGATGAGCGATTCGGGATAGACGGTTGTGCGAACCTCGTAGTCGACGCCTGACTCCAAAATGAGGTCGAGGGTCTTCCAGACTTTGTCTCCTCGCACACCGACGGCATTCTTGTAGTCCTCAGGCCTGGCTTTCACGTCGAGCCCGACCCAGTCGACGACGTGCATCATGCGCTCCAGCCGATCAGGGAACATCCCGGACGTGTGGACTCCGATCCCGAAACCGAGATCCGTTGCGGACTCGGCAGCCGGGATGACCGCCTCCTGGCGCAGTGCCTCTCCACCTGTGAAGACGACGCCGTCGAGCAGCCCCCTCCTTCTCCTGAGGAAGCCCTCGACTTCCGACCACGGAATGACGCCAGGTGTGCGGTTGTCGAGGATGGCGGAGTTCTGACAATAAGGGCACCGAAGCGGACAGCCCTGGCAGAACACGGTAGCCACGAGCCGCCCGGGCCAGTCCACCGACGACAGCGGTACCAGCCCGGCCACTTGAAGGTCGTCACTCACGCCTTCACGCTCTCCTTTTCCGTGAAGCACGTCCGCTCTGCGTACTCGCCCTTCTTCCCGATGTTGAACGACTGCACGGGCCTGAAATAGCCCATGACACGGGTCCATACCTCACATGCCTCTCCGCACTTCTCACACACGAAATGCTCCCCGGCGAGATAGCCGTGGTTGGGGCAGATCGAGAATGTGGGGGTGATGGTGATGTAGGGAAGGTGGAAGTTGGTGAGCGCCCTCTTAACCAACTTGGCGCACACAACCCCGGACGAGATCTTCTCGTTCATGTACAGGTGCAAGACAGTTCCACCTGTGTACATGGACTGCAGGTCTGCCTGCTCTTCCAACGCCTGGAAAGCGTCTTGCGTGTGCGATACAGGAAGCTGCGAGGAGTTCGTGTAGTAGGGGTTCTTGTCAGTACCGGCTTGGATGATATTGGAGAACCGCTTCCTGTCCTCCTTGGCGAACCTGTAGGTGGTGCCCTCTGCAGGAGTCGCCTCCAGGTTGTAGAGGTTGCCCGTCTTCTCCTGGTACTGGACGAGGCGCTCCCTCATGTGCGCGAGAAGCCTTTTCGCGAACGCGTGGCCCCACTCGGTGGTGATGTCTTCCTTGTCGTGGGTGAAGTTACGGATGGCTTCGTTGACGCCGTTGACGCCGATCGTGGAGAAGTGGTTACCGAGCCCCCCGAGGTAGCGCTTGCTGTATGGGAAGAGACCACGCTCCATGAGCTCGGCGATCTTGATCCTCTTTTTCTCAAGCGTGGACGAGGCGAGGTCCATGAGGTTATCCAGCCTCTCGTAAAGCGCTTCTTCGTCCCCTGCCCACATGTACCCGAGCCTTGCGGCATTCACAGTGACGACGCCTATGGAGCCCGTGAGCTCGGCCGAGCCGAACAAACCGTTGCCCCGCTTCAGGAGCTCGCGCAGGTCGAGCTGGAGGCGGCAGCACATCGAGCGGATCATGCCCGGGTCGAGCTCGGAGTTGATGAAGTTCTGGAAGTAGGGCAGGCCGTACTTCGCGGTCATATCGAACAGGGCGCGGGCGTTGTCCGACTCCCAGTCGAAGTCCTTCGTCATGTTGTAGGTCGGGATAGGGAAGGTGAAGACGCGGCCGTCGGCGTCGCCTTCCATCATGACCTCGATGTAGGCGCGGTTGATCGTGTCCATCTCGGCCTGGAGGTCCCCGTACGTGAAGTCGCACAGTTCACCGCCTATAAGCGGATGGTTGTCCTTAATGTCCTCAGGGCACGTCCAGTCGAACGTCAGGTTCGTGAAGGGGCATTGGCTGCCCCAACGGCTTGGGACGTTGAGGTTGAAGATGAGCTCCTGCATCGACTGCTTGACCTCTTCATAGTCCAACTTGTCGAGCCGGATGAACGGCGCCATGTACGTGTCGAAGGACGAGAAGGCCTGGGCCCCCGCCCACTCGTTCTGCAGCGTGCCGAGGAAGTTGACGATCTGGCCGCAGGCCGACCTGAAGTGGCGCGGCGGATCGGAGGCGATGGCCCCGGCGATGCCGTTGAATCCTTCCTCCAAGAGCCTCCTGAGCGACCAGCCCGCACAATAGCCCGCGAGCATGTCGAGGTCGTGGATATGGTAGTCGCCGTTTCTGTGTGCGGCTCCTTCTTCTTCGCTGTACACCTTCGACAGCCAATAGTTCGCGATCGTCTTGCCGGCGGCGTTGAGAATGAGGCCGCCGACGGAGTAGCCCTGGTTCGCGTTCGCGTTGACGCGCCAATCCGCCTGCTCCACGTACTCCTCTACTGTGGAGATCGGGTCAATGTTAACAGTCAAAATATCGTCCTTTCTACGATGGGCCTTCGATTATACAGCCACCGGGGCCTTGATGGCGGGGTGGTGTTTGTACCCAGCCGATGCATAAATGTCGCTCATCTCGTATTCGAATATCGATGGTGCCTTCTTGAGGCTGAGCTCGGGGAATGGGTAGGGGGTACGCCCGATCTGTTCTCGCACAGGCACTACGTGGTTCTTGTATATGTGGCAGTCGCCACCTGTCCAGATGAACTCGCCTACGTCGTAGCCTGTCTGCTGTGCGACCATGTGCGTCAACAAGGAATATGATGCGATATTCGTAGGCAGCCCAAGGAATAAATCAGCACTTCTCTGGTACATAGAACAAGATAGACGCCCCTCCTCGACATAGAACTGGATAACGACTCCATGACACGGCGGCAGTGCTTGGAACGGTATGGCAGCGGGAGACCACAAGGTTATCACGTGCCGTCGAGAGTCTGGATCATGCTTCAATGAGGCCACCACGTAGGCCAGCTGGTCAACCTGGTTATATCGTAATACCATTCCGGGTGGTGCCTCCACAAACCTGAAGCCACTCCAGCCACGGTGCGTTTTTAGTTTGCCGTGCACGCAACGATGAACGGCCGAAATGTTCAGTCCTTCTTGTCTTTCAAAGGAGCCGATGGATGTTCTCATTACCTCATCGCCCCCGGGAGATATAGCCGTCACCGGGTTCGATGTATACGTGTTGGCACGCTGTACATCACGACTCGCCCACATGCACGTATCAGCGCCATACCGGTTAGACGCATGCAACACGTCTTTATCCAGTGAGAAATCGTCAGGATACTCCTTTTTCATAACCCAGTTCGGGATTCCCTTAACATCTCGTTGGAAACAGGCGAAGGAGTGCCAACTGTTTTCTACATGTACACCTTTAGCACCGTAGTGTTTATATGCCTTGCATTTTTTATCATAGCAACGCCGAATCATCTGCCTCCAAATGCCAACGAGCATGTTATAGTCTGGGTCATTAAAATCAGCCTCACCATAATAACCCACGCCGTACACGCTACGTATATTCACGTCCTTTCCCCGATGCAGAACACCCGACAGTGGAATATATTTAACGGGTGGTGCGCTGAAAACCCAAGGTCTAACAGCGCTCGTGTACGCTACCATTCGCATCTGATGTCCATACACGGGACCGAGCTCTCCATCGCGATCTGCCCACGGCTCCCACCAATTGGCGCCCAATTCCCGTAACCTGGGTTCGGACGTGGACCCCTCAATCTGCCAAAGGAGCTCGGCTTTAACGGCCTTCATGGGCACGAACTTCGTCGTGATACGCGGGAAACCATTGTTCAGGTCGTAGCGGAGCTGCCGTCCGAAGACGGACAGAGTACCCACCCCTGTGCGATCTTTCTTCTCCACTCCGTTCTTCAGAACGTCTGCGAGGAGATCCTCATACTGTCTGTCGACCGTGTTCATCAAACGAACTTCCTGACCATGTCCGGACGGAACCCGCTCCAATGCGTCTGACCGATCACTACGACCGGCGCTTGCTTGTAACCGAGCCCCAGTACGAATGACAGAGCGTCGTGGTCCTCTGTGATATCGATCTCCTCGAAAGGGATCCCTTTCTTCGTCAGATCCTTCTTCGTCATCTTGCACTGGACACAGCCAGGCTTCGTGTACAGCGTTGCTTTCGTCATACGTTTCTCCTTTCGTCAGTGGGAGGCGTGCTCCCAGTCGTCCGCCGGCTGCCCGTGTGCGGCTGTGAATTCGACTCCGTTCCACGTCGTGGACATCAGCTCGGCGATTTTCGGCACCGCCCAGTCTAGCTCCGATTCGGGGATCGAGAAAATCAACTCGTCGTGGATTTGCGCGCGAAGCCAATGAATGAGACGAAGGTCACAGTTCAACATGCGGATGAGCGCGTCGGTCATGATCTCCCTCGTCCCCGACTGACCCATGAGAGCCGAAGACTGGGTGTACGACCGCTCAACGTTGACGCTCATACGTCGGCCCCACGCGTTGTAGATGTAGCCGCTCTCACCCTGATCCGCACAGTCCTGACGCCATCGCACAACAAAAGGGTAGGCCTCCGCCATCTTCTCGACGAAGTGCTCCGCCACATCGAGCGGCTGACCCGACGCCTTAGAAATCGTCTTCGCCCCGCCGCCATAGTTCCACGCATGCGAGAGCGCCTTGGCCTTCTGCCGGTAAGGGTTGCGCTTGCGCGTCTCTCCGTCCGTCTCCCAGCCGTCCGGCATGTGCGCCTCGTACTCGTCGTCACCCCAGACGGCACGGCCCGTGATCTCGTGCGGGTCGGCGCCTGGCAGGAAGTTCTTCAGGTACGCGGGGTCCTGTGCATATCCGGCGACGATCCTCGCATCCGCATTCGAGTAGTCGAACGACACCAGCTTACAGCCGGGGTCCGGGATGAAATAAGACTTCTCCACGGCGTTGTCGCCGCGAGCCGTCCACACGGTCAGACCAGGCTTCGTCGTCGACGAGCGTCCAGACCGCTGGAGGTCGTCGACCTCGGGGTGCACACGGCCGTCAGGCTGCAGACAATCGATTGTGAGCTGCGCAAGTGAGCGCTGGCCCAGTAGTTCACCCAGCACCTTTCCGAAGGCCTCAGCGTGGCTTCCGTGGCCTCTCAGGAGGTCCTGTACGACGCTGCCGGACAGCTGCAGAGCGCCCGTAGGTGTGCGGGGCCACTCGGGATGCGTGAGCTCGTCTACGCCGAACGCGGCGAGAGCGTCGAGGACGCACTGCTTTCCTTTAGTCGTCCTCCACGGTTGCTTGGAGTCTAGCGGCATGCCCACGGATCGGTGCAGGTAATCGAGCAGTTTCTCCTTCCTGTCCGCCAACTCGTAGAGCCTGTCGTACGCTTTGTCGGCGTCGATGAGGAAGCCGTTCCTCGACATCTGCGCGTTGATGGCGGCTTTCAACTGCTCGCGCCAATCGTACTCGTCGACCTCGTGGCGGATCAGGAGTTCCTTGAAGATGCCCCGAAGCACCACCACGTCCTGTTCAGAGTAGTCACGGAACGTTGGGTCATCTAGCGGAATCAGACCGAAGTCGAGATCTGCGACTTTGGTGCCGGGTGGGTTAAACCGCTTGGCGAGGTCCTTCAAGTCCATGACCTTACCTTCCAGCCCCAGATGGTATGCGAGGTTATCGAGGGACAGCCATCTGCGCACATTCGAAGGGCTGAGGTCGGTGACGACGCGGCGCCCCGTTCTGTCCAGGTAGACGGACGGGGCGGGGTAGGCGATGTTCGCCAGCACCATGGTGTCGATGACCTTGCGATTCATCGTCATCCGTAGCGGTTCGTCGCTGTCTTTGCCGAACAGCACGGACAGATCGAAGTTGTGGCCGTTGTGGATCACCACGCCGTCGGCTTTCCGAATAGCGTCTATGACTTCGTCGTAGTCCTCCGTCAAGACGACGGGACCTTCGCCCCATGCGTACTGGCCGAGACGGAAGAACTCACGCGGCGGCATGGACCAGCGCTTCTCGACACCGTGAGACTCGATGTCGAGGAAGAGGATCTTCGACCACTCTCCGCCGAACGGCGACGACCACGCGCCGTTGTCCAGCAGATAGCGTCGCACAACACCGGCGAACCATTGGGCTGCCGTGTCAATGCCGCAGTCGTCCCACTGTTCGAGGTCGAAGACGGCGGCGGCGCCTTCCTCGGTGTCTGACCACTCGTAGTCAAGGGGTCCGAGCTCCGGACTGGCAGCAACCGCCACCTCCTGGAACATACCGATGTCGCCGGATGCCAGATAGAATCGCACAGTTCTCATTCGTCCACCACCATCGTGTAGAACCAGCCCTTGGATTTCTTGCTCTTACCCTTGCCTCGAATGTATTCGAGCTCGACCGGACCGGAGATGAGACCCCTGCCTCGCAGCGAAGAGATGATGTTCTTGTACGTCCACTCGTCCAACTCGGGGAATTTGTCCCGGACCTTCGTGCACAGGATGGCGTGGTTCGCCTTGTCGCAGTGCGTGCGAATGAACGTCATGACCGACTCCTGCTGCTTGACGTAGTGGCTCGCCGTCACGTCGTTGAGCGCCTTAAGCAGGCACCGCACCCAGTGGTTGGCGTAGTAGATGGCGTTCAGCATGTGCGTCTTGGTGATCACGCCGTCATCTCTATCCATGAGGCTGAACAGCCCGGCTACCTGAGGGACGGTGATGCACAGCCTGCGGAACGCGGACTCGAAGATCGACGACTTGTCTTCGACGATGTCGAAACGCTGAACATTGAGACACCACGTCTCATAGCGGTCGAGCGCTTCGTCGTCCACGTCGAGGAGAATGCGGTTCACGTCGAGCTCCCGTTCCTGAAGTCGCTGCTCCACGTCGGGCACGTCGTCAGTCTTGTAGCACACACGGCACAGCTGGTTGACGCGGCTGGCCAACGTGTGCGCGAGCTTCTGCGCTTTCCTGTCGCGGTCTTTGCTGTTGCCGAACTTTCGACGACTATTGAACATGGCTGCGATCTTCGGCTTGTCGTCACTCTTATTCTCGTTATCTTCTTCGATGTACGTCACCCACGTGAAACGCGTGAGGAACCCATTCTTGAAGTTGCGCATTTCGAGGATGTCAATCGACTCGTCGTAAATACCCGTGAGGATGACATTGAGGTGTGCGTTGGCGCGATCGACGCCTTCCGTGGTGATACGACGAGTCATCTCGACCTCACCGCTGAACAGCTTGCACAGGCCGGCGTCAAAGCCGTTCCACGACCCTCGGTTGTCCATGATATCCCGGAACTTGTCCTGGATTTCGTCGAGCGCCATATATGTGGGCGTGTTGTGGAAGGGGGCGATGTCACGCTTCATAGCCTGAATAGTGGAGTCGCTGGCCACCTTGATGCTGTTGGCACGCCCTATCAGGGTACCGCACAGGTCGATGACCGTCTGAGCGCCGTTGACGGCCGTGGTCTTGTGCGCAGTACCGGAGGGGCCGAGGATGAGCGGCCAGAAGCGAAGCCCCTGCTCATCGTCTCCCGTCGTGTTGATGGACCCGAAGGCGCCGATCGTCGTCGCCATCGTCATAATACCCAGCGCTGCGTGATACGCGTCCGCAGTGTCCGTCACTGTGCGACCGTAATCGATGTAATCCTTGACGAACGTGGGGTTGTCGTCGCTTTCTATGAAAGCCACCTCGTCGTCGGTTAGAAGCTGTATCTCGCCCGTCTGATACTCGCGAATAGCGTTGGCAAAGCTTTCGTCTCCGAGAGCGATGCCGTTCTCGTCGAGGTGCGTGAAACTGTCCTTGTACTCCTTGCTGAACTTCTCGACCTCCTTCCACGTGCACAACTCCCAGTTGTCGCGCTTCGGAACGGCATGGCCTTCCTTAGTTTTTCGGCCAGCGTAAACTGGGTTGTACTTGTTGCAATGTGCGCGGAGCATCAGCTGGTATACCTCATTGTCGCTGAACGTAGCTCGGAAAAGCTCCATCTGGAACTTCTTGGCCGTCTGAGACCAGCTCTGGCGCCCGTCTTCGATTTCGTCGAGGTACATTGACCGAAGCGACTGCGTCTTGAGTTTTCCCTCGATGACGCGCAGTTGTTCGTCATCGCACATCGGAGGCGCTTCTCCAACTTTCTTCGCCTCTTCAAGGCGCACAACGGGGTAGGCCGCCTTGATATCGTCCAACGTGTAGACGGCGCCGGTGTTCTCCACCACTCGCACAGGGTAGTCTGCGCCGTACTTCGTGTTGACGGAGCCCGGCACTCGGAGCAGCTTGGACGCCTGCCAGCCGGAGTCACAGCCTTTATCGCGGTGCTTCTGGTAGATAGACCTTGCCACCTCGGAGCACTCGGCCAGCGGGTGCGGCTCGTCGAGGATCCACCAGCAGTGCGTACGGTTCCTCGATGTGCGCACAACCAAAGAGGGCTCGACCTCGAACTCACTCGGGGGGCAGGTGTCGGCTTCCGCCCACACGACACCGCACATAGCCCCTTCGTCGTCGCCAGATCGGATCTTACCTGTGAAGACGCCGACAGAGCAGTAGACGTTCTCGTCTTCGCGCATCGACAGGTAGCGCTGTACGAAGTCGCGCTTCGCCGGCCATTCGACGAACTTGCTTTTGACAGTTTCTTCCTCGTCGAGGGGGTCCATTGTCACGATGTTGACGTACCCTTCGGTATCGCCGTAAATCACGTCCAGGAATTCTATGGCTTCCATCTTCTCTTCCTTTCTCTTCCGAACCTACGTTGCCTTATAGAGCAGGGAAGGCCCCGATGGGGCCTTCCCTTACTCCTTCCTCTTAACCGATGCTGAACTTTCTCGTCGTGTCCCTGGCCGGCTGAACCTTGGCAGTGGGTGCGTCCTGGACCACCTTGGGTTTCAGCGGCTCGCCGAGCTGCTCCAGCTCGCGTTTGCCGTCGTCCACGTAATAGGACTCGACCGTAGCGTTGACATAGCCTCGATCATTGTGGCGATTTCCGATTTTGACGAGAACCGTCTGGTCAGGGTCAACCAATTCGGTTTCATCCTCGGGGATCAGGAAGCCCTCGTCAGGGTCGTAGGCGCCGACAGCCTCCCAGAAGTTCGGGAAGCTGTAGTTGAGCTTGCCGTTCTTCCAGTGCGGCTGGAGCGGGACGTTAAAGTCCTTGACGATGGCGCCGTCATAATCGTCAGTCGGGCCCTCGATGATCTTCAGGTCGACGACGAGGCGGGGAAGCCCGGCATTCGCCGCGGACTTGTATTCGCCTTTCTCCACGTCGCAGATGATCGCCCGGTAGACGCCGGGGGCCGGAACCTTGACGGCTCCGCCGCGGCCTCCGAAGTGGCCGTCGGCTCCGAGAGCGGACTTGAGTTCTTTGTCGTCGAGTTTGAATGCCTTGTAAGCGGGTTTGCGTACCATAGTGTTCTCCTCTCTCAGTGGTTGTCGCAAAGCTTCCAGAGCTTTTCGATGGTCAGGTCCTCCACGAACGGAGGAAGGTTGAAGCGGTTCTTGGCCCCGATCGTCCGGGATGCGAACATCTGCGCTTCTGTGTGCGACTCGCCGGTCTTCCGGTCGGTGTCCAGGGACAAATGTACCACCACGTCGGGCGTCTGTCCAACCTTGGCCCGCGAACCGGATCCGCGCCAGGCGAAGTCCGCCACCCCGTTGTCGTCGGTCTTCTGGTGGACGACGAGGATGGACAGCACGCCGGCGTCCTTCAGGAGCGGGAAGATCCCGTTCGAACCGGTGGTCTTCTTCGCGGCCTCAGTCCAGATGGCGAACTTGTTGGGGTTCTGCTTAGCCATTTCGACGGCTTCGAAGTGATCCGCACACCAATCGTTGTAGACATTGAGCGGGTCTATCACGATCGTCTTGTACTCACGGGGCATCTCGCCCGTGAGGAACGCCACGAGGATTCGGTCCGTGTTGTGGATCCATCCTTCCTCCTTGGTCATTCCTTCCGGTATCGGCATGTTTTTGGGGCGAACGATGTCGATGTTCTCGGGTGGAACGTCGCGGGTGACGCCTGTCGTGCTGCCTTCGAGGTCGAGATACAGCACAGGCGAGGTGGGTGCGAACTTAGCTGCTGAGGCTGCGAACGTCGTCTTCCCTTGACCGTAGTCGGAGTAGACGAGAATCTGCTCGGGTTTGCTGAGTTCGTCGGGTTTGATGATGAATGATTCGATGTCGAAATCTGTCATTCGTCTTCTCCTTTCTCTAGGCGTAGATGAAGCTGCTCTGTGCTCTTAAGACACTGGAGGTATTCCTCTGCCGATGCCAGCGATTTCACTCTCTTCGGATCCAGCTTTTGAACATAGCAACGTCGAAGCGTATCTCCAGGTAGAACCTTTTCAGCCTTCGATATATCGAAACGGTGGACCTCCCTTCGCGTCACTATGTACGGCCCGGCCACACCGGACTCGCCGACCTGCAGCCTTTTCTTGATGGCAGCGGCGAGCTCCTTCTTCCTCTCTTCGAGGCTGTCGATGAGCCCCGATATGTAACCGTACTCTAGAATGTCGTCTTGTTCTTTCACGTCGCACACCCCCGGTTATTTGTCCTTCTTAACGGCCAGCACGTTGCAGCGATAGCATCCGGGGTATGAGGGGAAATCCGTGAAGCCATCGCACAGGGCGTCGATGATATGCTGCCCGCGCTGCCACACCTGCTCCGCCTTTTCACGGTCATAATCAAGGGTGAAGATCTCCACGTCGGACACCTGCGAGGCATCCCTTGGAATGAACACCACCTTGATCTTGTGCACCGTCCCCTCGCCGTCTCTGCGCTCCTTACCAAGCGCATAGAGGTGGGTCTGTGCGACGTAGGCGATGTACTTGGCCTTGGCGCTGTCACCCGTCACGTCCGGCACGTCGCCGTGCATCGAGAACACCGCGCTGAGTGCCTTCAACTTGGATCGAGTGGTCGTCTTGTAGTCGACGATCGTCCCGTCCTCGGGGTCGTAGGCGTCGGCCGTGGATCGGATAAGCCCGTAGTTCTCGTAGAGCCCGAGCTCGAAGCGCTGCTCCAGCTCCCACTTCGGGAAGAGCCGCTTTGCCCAGTACTCCAGACCGCGGTGGATGTCCGTTCCGATCCTGGCACCCATGACGAAGTTCGATTCCCTCATCTCGCGGGGCATGAGCTCCACGCCGCTCTTGTCCTTGATGCCCGGCAGGATGTCCTCGGCCAGGCACAGCGCACACGGGTTGGAGAGGTTCGAGGCCCCGACCCGAACCTGCTTGTCCCTCCTGGTCTGCGGCGTGAACAGCGACAGTAGTTCGTCGTTCCTCATACCAGTTGAAGCTCCCACCCTTTATTGATTGCGAAATTGACGATGTGCTTGCACCCGATAATAGCGGGTGTGTCGCCCGTATTGTGCAAGATGGTTGGCCCGTCCTTGTATTTCAGCGTGGTGTGCGGTTCCAGCGCAGCGCGTTGTGTGTCACGCTGCCCCCACACGTGTTGAATGAACGGCGCGGGCGCGAAGTAGAGCATCTTGATTTCCATGAAATTGCGCATGTCCTCCAACCCAATGCAATATTCTGCACCGTTGACATTCAACCATTTATTAAGAGCCGGGACGAAGGCGTACTGCCCGTCCAGGTTATCGAACAACGCAGGAGCATCCTTCAACTGCTCATCGATGTAGTCGTCCATTTCGTTCCTCCTTTCTTTACTATCCGAGAACGACAGCCTCTTCAGCGCCGAACCCGGCATTGTTCGATTCGAAGAACTCGTCATAGTGCTCGTTATACCCCACCCGGCAGTCGAACAGGTCGAGCGACTCCACTGGGTACAGCTGATAACCCCGAGCCACGAACAGCTTCAGATCACCGTACTTGGCGCGAGCCTTCTCAAGGTCGTCGATGAACTCCGAAATCGTCATGGTGTGTTCCTTTCTCTCAATCGGCTTGTACCTTTACGGTACAGGTATAGCCCCGACTATGCAAGCCGAGGCTGTGTGAGTTGCGTCACTTGTTCAGCATGGCCCTATTGGCCTGCGCCTGTCCGACGAGCCGTTGGAACGTGCCGTCGTCCATCGTGTCCCTCGCCTGGAAGTAATAGCGGACGATCCGCTCAGCTGGCTGGCCCATGCGGTTCAGGCGCCCCTTCGCCTGTTCGCACAGCATGCCGTTCAGGTCCTCGTCCAACCACACCTCGACGTGGCACACGCGCTGAAGGCCGTCCAGTCCCTCGGCGGCGGCTCCGATCGTGCACAGCAGAACCCGCACATCCCCTTCTGTGAAGCCTGCAAACGCCTCACTGCGCGCCTTCGCCGACTGAGCGCCCGTGTACAGCGCCGTCTTAGCGCACACCCTGTGCGCCACGGCATTCGCGAAGCGCTGGCTCGATGTGAACACCAACACCTTGTCTTGTGCGTGGTGCTTCTCGATCAAGGCGTTCAGCATATCCAGCTTTCTGGACGAGCAACCCGGGTCGAACGTAACCGAATCCATATCGGTTTCGGGGTCGTACACCATACACGGCTCGCCCAGCGTCACCTGCCGTAGGCGCAGCAACTTAACTAAGGGGATCGAGGCCACCAGCAAACCGCCCTCCACCTCGGAGATCAACTCGTACTGCAGCTTGTCGTATATCTCACGCTGTTTGTGCGTCAACTCGCACTCGACGATACGCGTGTCCACGGGCTTCCTTTCGGCCGGCAACCCCACCACGCAGGGAAGGGACCGAAGGAAAGCCCCCGGCTCCTTCTCGGCTACGATCGTCTCGATCTCCTGAAGCCTGCCATATCTATCATGTATCCAACTATTCTGGACGATACACCACCGCGCCTTCCAGCGATGGAATGACCCCTCCACGTACAGCCAATTCCTCTTGTCACGGGACAGTGGCACCCTGTGCGGATCTTCCACATTCCACCACAGCCAGCGACAGATAGACCACAACCCCTCGAATCGGTTGCCTTGGGGTGTAGCCGACATCGCTAGTTTGAAGCCGGCATTCCGTAGGCTCCACATGGCCTTCGCCCTACCCGACTTACGGTTCGACGCCGATTGCACCTCGTCATACACCACGAAGTCTGGCTTGGCCCTCGACCACGGTAGAAGGTTCTCTTTACCCTTCTCGACGTTCTTCGCGTTGTAGTCCGACAGGCCGAGGTATTCCCGGCCCACATAGTAGACGCCGGGGACGCTTGTTCGAAGATCATCGAAATAGTCGAGATGCTTGGAGTCTATCCGCTTGAACGGCAGTGTCACGCCCTGCCGGACGAACGTCGCCTTCCACGCGGCTACTATCTGCGGCTTAGCCGGGCCTACGATCAACGTCGTCGCCGGGTCGAGCCGCTTCATCACCTCCACCGCGCACAGCGTCTTTCCCGTCCCCGTGTCCGACACGTCCAACGCGGCATGGAAGCCGTCCCGCTGTGCGACGACGGCCTCCACCTTCTCCAGCTGCGCCGAGGTGAGCTCCAGCTGTGTCGTGGTTGTCATGCCCGCACCACCTCGAACTTCGCACACGACACATCGATAGAGCGCACCAGGATGTCCATATTCAACCCGATCGAGAACGCCTTGATGTAGTACTTGTCAGCATCCGCCTTGCCATCCTTATCCTTCGTCAGGAAGAACTCGACGCCGTCGTAGATCCGGCGACACCACACATAGCCCTGGCTCTTCAACAGACCCGTCACCGAATCGGGCGCACAGTCCTCGCCCTTCTCATGGAAAGGCGGATCGTAGAAGCGATCCACCGTGTGCCGCGACGCGTCGTAGTAATATCCGGACGGGGCAACATCGGGGTTGATCGGCGGGCCGTCCTGCTTGACGAGGATCAAACGGATCCCGTTGCACGTATAGAACACCTTTCGCTCCGACGCATACCCGATGCTTATCGCACGGAACGGCTTGCCCGCCGTATCATCCACCAGCTCCTTGTACGACCCGTGCATCGCCTCACGCGACGTAGGCACGTACTCTATCGTATCGTCCGCGTTTACAGCAAACCACCCTTGAAGCTTGCCTTTCTTTCCGTATAGCAATTGCCTCACAGCTTGCCCTCCTGTTCTCTCCTAGCTCGGCGCTCGAACGAATCCTCCCCGCCTATCACGCCGAACAGCCTCTTCTGTCCTTTCTCCACACGGTCCGCATAGTCCCTGCATTCGAGTCGCACAGGGCAGATCGAACACACCCACTTGGCCCGCGCATAATAGGGGTCGTCCTCCACGTCGCACCCCTCGCGAGGGGCGAAGAACAAGTCCATGCCGATGTCGCTCTTCTTGCAGCGCGCCTGCTTGACCCATTCTTCGCCCCCCCAGATGTCCGCTATATCCATTACCGCGCGTCAGACTGCCTCACGAACCGCGACAGCTTAGACGGCGTCGGGCCCTCCTGATTCACATAGTGGCCTCGCACGTCGTAGGGTTTCTCGCTCGCCGTCACGAGGTCGAAGAACCCCACCTGGGCGATCGGCTCAACGCCCGTCGTCACAGAATCCCGTCTATGATGCGTCACAGGCAGCCGCAGCGGGTGCTTGCCGACGTTGTAAAGCTCCAGCGTGATCGTCCCTTTGAAACCAGGATCGACGAATCCTGCTGTGATGTGCGTCATCAGGCCGAGGCGTCCCCAGCTGGACCGGCCCTCCACCTTCGCAGCCACATCAGAGGGAATGTTAAACCATTCAGACGTTTCTCCCAACCACAGCTCGTTAGGAGGCAACACGAAGTACGGAACGGCGTCGTCGTGATAGATCAAGCCCCAACGGTGCGAGTCGAAAGGATCGACCAGATACGGACTCAGGTGCACGTCGTAGCTCGCCGGCTGCAGGTTGTCCTCGTCGAATGGACTCACCAACGGTATACCGTCTCCATACTCCAGTGCGAACTCGCGAATGTCCCCATCAGATAACATTGAACGACAGCTCCTTCCTATCCAATATGTCCCGGTCAATCTTGAACGCCACGACCGGCTTGTTAGCGTTCTCGTCTTCTTCGCTCGCCTGTGCACACACACACATGACGAGGTCCGCACCGCCGCGGTTGACGAACACGTCACCCACAGTGAACGGCACACGTTCGGGGTGGATGCGCACACGCAAAGCGCCGTTCGTCACGGCGTCGTAGTCGTCGTCCAAATGCAGGCACAACCCGCCGTCCGTCGCCGACACGCTCTGCACGCGAGACCCGACGAGGGCTTCCTTCAACGCTGCTACATACACTGGCAGCGGGTTGGTCGGCTGTGCGAGTGCGATCGTGATGACCTTGCGGCCATCCACATCGAACAGCCGCCACGCATCGGTGCCGTCCGGGCGCTGCACACGCCTCATAGATCCCAGCGGGGCGGGGTCGCTGTACTCGCAATATTCGGAGACGCGGTACTCAGACTTCTTGAACGCTGCCGCCGCCCCGTTGTCGAAGAACAAACCGACACTGTCGAACATAAAAACAGCGCAGTCCAATGTCCACCCGGCCCTCACAAACGGGTCAAGCAGTTCAAATGCATCGTTCATCAGCGTAATGTCAGTCTTAGTCATCGCTGTCTTCGTCCTTAAAAAGCAGTTCGACCGCGCCGCCCTTCTTCGTCGAGATACACACGCAGTCACCCTGGTCGATAACATGGTCCACGGGTGAATCCATCGCCAGCCAGTTCACGAAGGCCCCTGTCAGCCCGTCGGCCTCCGCCGTGAACACCACGCCGTCCGTCAGGCGCACGTACTGCTTGTATTGGTTGACATTCACCGAACTATGCAGCCTCTTACCATAGAGCTCACCGAGCAGCCACTCTTTCCGGGTGAGGTTCTTAAGCTCCACCTGTGCTATGACATCGCTCTTCTCGTCGAAGAGCAAAACCTGCCTGAAATGATCATTGTAATTCACATGGTCCACAAGCACGTCGAGCGTATTCAGGCCATAGCGTACTACACGGTACCCCCAGCCTCTCACCCGGCGCAGAGGAAGCGCCACGTGGCTGGACAGGCTGTTGAAGAACAAGTGGCCGTCTCGCACCTCCATGCCCATCAGCGGAAACCCCTCAAGCCGTTTCAGTGCGTCCACGTAGTCCTGCGGTTTTTCGAAGTCCATAGTGTATTCTCCTTTCTCTCATTTGCCATGTGCGTCAAGCCTATACGGAAAGGGTGGGGGCCGTCAAGCCCCCACCCTGTGAGATGCGTCACTATCCGTTAGGGCCTTGTGCGTTTATGAACAGACGTCAAACGACGCAAACCCGTCGAACAGTTGTTCTCCTCCCACGCGTCGCAGATCGCAGTGCTCCGAGCCGGCTTCAGCGTCAAGGAGCCGTCTACCTCCCTCCACAGCCTGCAGAGGATCCGGTCCAACGTGCTGCCCGGACCTGGGTCGACGCCCTCGTCCACGGGGGAGAAATCGCACAACCACACAGTGCCGATGTCATCCGACCGGGACAGCGTCCGCCACGGGTTCGTCTCCTGACCATCCGCAACAGGCGGAAACAACACCGCATCGTACAGAGACACGTGCATGTGCTCCATATACGCCTGAGGGCTGTCGAACTCCAATACGTGCATGTCGTCGACCGTCACATAGAAACAGTCGAAGAAGCACAGCACCATGCGGAAACTCGACGAATCGAACACCCGCACACCACATAGCTTGTGCGGATCCAATGGCTCTACGAACACCGGGATGTTATCGAGCTTCTTGAGAGGAACCAGACTTACAGTGTGCGCGATATTGTCCACATGCAACACACCGTACATCGAACCCTCGAAACGGACGTAATACTCCTTCTCACTCAGGCCTTGACCAAGCGGGATCAACTTCAAACCCATTCTATTCAAAACCTCCTTTCTCTCGCCATGGCTTGTTCTAACCCAAATAGAACAAACCGATCGTCTCATGATGCGGATACAGCATCACCCTCAACCGCTTCGTCAGCGGGTTGTAGCGGGACATGTACTGCGCCTCGCCCTCCTTCACCGCCAACGTGCCGTCAGCTCTGTAATAGCGCACAAGAGGGGCGTTGGGGTTGCCCCCAGTCGGCGGGTTGTAGGCGTTCGCAATCGCCCTGGCGATGTCCTTGTGCGTCACCAGTCAATACACCTCACCTGATAGAGGCGAATGAAATCATCCTTCTTCATTGCGAAAAGACAAGTAAGCGCATCGCCACCCCTCTCCGTGTGAACGTGAACACTCTTGCCTTTCGAGTCATAGGACAACCACACGTCACGATAGAGCGTCTTCCGCCCGACGCCCGGCTCATCCGGCACAGGCTGAACCAGGTCCGCATTCACTTCGCCGAACAGCATCTCCGTATACGGATTCCGCTCGCCGTCCTCCACAGTGAACATGTTATGCCAATCCTCCGGAACCATCTCCTGCAACACGGTGTTATAGCACATGTCATGCGGCATGCGGTAGTGTGACAGCAGAACGTCACCATAAGGGTTCGTGTACGGCGCTGCCTCGTCACACACCGTCAAGTCCTCGCCGGGTTCCAGTATCTCGTCGAAACGCGAACTCGACGTGTCCACGCACACGAAACCACGATTCCGGATATATGCGCACACGCAACCCTCATTGTCATAAAAAAGCATATTCTATCCCCCTCCCATCATTCTCAAGCGGGCTCGCAGATGCGCAGCCACGGGTCGTCCGATGTCACGTTCTCATAGAACGATATAAACACGTTCGACTTCGTATGCAACCACTCAACCACTGATGTGAAACCATACTCCGACACGGCCACGTCCAATTCGACCGCCGAACCAGCAGGTAGAACGACGGACTCCACCTTCACGGAGTCGGGGTCCGCACCATGCACATTAAACACGGCCTGCAGCGCATCGGCGACTGCGTGTCTGCGCACAGCGACCTTCGCAATGCACTTATCCACCGCGAAACCGAACCGCACGTTGTCCAGGTCGGCGACCTCCTCATACGTCGCCAGCTCTCTGTCCTCGGCGTCGAACACAGTCGTCTCACAGCCACCGCCGTCCGCATACCGACGCGAATAGGAAGCGATTTCGCGCCCATCCGGCGCAACCTTCACGTCCATTCGGCATAGACGGGGCAATTTAGCGAAATCCGCCAGCATCTCTGACGTGTACTTCGTTCCAATCATGCTCTTTCTCTCCTTTC